TATCATCATTTTATTTATTCTCCTAACCTTCTTTCTTTCACGCCTTAGAAACGTCTCATATTTCTTCCCCAGCAAGCCAATAGCTTTTACTTGCATTCCCCACCTGTTATTCATACTTTCCTCCATTATCCAGAAGCAGCGCCATAGCAAAAGCCTTTCTTCGTCTATGGCGCCCATCACCAGCATAGCCCCGCAATTTATCAAATATACGGCGTTCAATCCGGATGGCGGCTTTATTGTGATACCTTTTAATCATTACTGTCTCCCCCTGCCATTGATTCAACTATATCCATAGCCCTGTCTAGGCCACAATCACGGCCAGCATACCATTCATCATCAATATCTCCATCCACTTCCTCTGACAGCTTACCCATCAATTCATCGACCAATTCTTTCCTGCCGGCGTTATAGCCTTGGCCATAATAGAAGCTATCCCTTTCCGTGCGTGCCCCGTAACCGGCAGCGGTTTCCTTGTAGCGTTTCAGCTCTTTCAGGTGCTCGATGATTCTCCTGGCTTTTCTGCTTCGTGGCTTTTTCTCTGCAGCCACATTTTCAAGGTACGCTATACACTCATCAATGCTCATGCTCATTCTTTTCCCGCTCCTTCTGACATATCACAATATATCAGCACCAGCAAGGCCGCTGTAATTCCTCGCCAAAACGGTTCATTATGGCCTGCGCATATTCCTGCCACTGCAGCTATTGCCAGCGCTATTATTGACCTTTTCATTCATCATCAACTTCTTTCCGTCCTGTTATTAAATCAGCCAACACACTATCCATAATTATCAGGCTGTTACCAGTCTTGCCTGATTGCCACCATACTACACCACACGATTCAAATGAGTAGATGCTGTTATTCGCATCATCTTTGATTTTGAAATACTCGCCCAGTTTTTTGCCAAACCTCTGGGCGATTTCTCCCATTTTATTTTCTTTCATCAACAATCACCGCCCTGCCAATTAACAAATAATGCAGTAGAAAAGCGTCAAAATCGTCATATGCACCGTACACGATAAAACCGCAATCTGCGAACGTACAATCAAATAAACAATTGTCATGCCTGACTGTGAAACGCTCGCCTATCTTCTTCCCGAACATTTTGGCAACTTCTGCCATTTTATTATCTGCCATCATTCGGCCTCCAATAATTACAACCAAACGATAACGGGGATAATTCTGCGCGTTTTCTTGGCCCCCAGCCAATTAAAATGCCACGAAGTCTGCATCCGCCTGCTATCTTTTTATCAAGTTTTTGCCCTTTGACTTCTAACCTGCGAAATTGTCTGCAATAATAACAGCATTTATTCATTACTCTTCCGCTCCTTATGCTCCATGATAATCACCGCCTCATTCGCAAAATGTATACAGCCAATTAGCTAACAAAATCACCCCAAGAAAAGCAGCTCCTATCAAAATTGAGATGATTACTCCGAGGCTTAATCCTGCAAAATATTCCTCGTCGATTTCATCGAACTCATTAATCTTCATCGACAATCGTCGCCTCACCCCTTATCAGCTGGGCAATTAACATATCTGTTATAAACCAATCGTGATTCCATTTATCGGTTTCTTGATACCATAGCCCCTTTTTAGAAAAGCGACACTGTATTATCTTTCCTGTTGGGCATTTTATCTTAAATTCTTCGCCCAAATTCTTGCCGTACAGATGCGCTACTGCTTCCATTTTATTCGGCTTATCTTTATAGTGTTGCCGGATGATTCCAAAAGCACCGGCCAATACTTGCTTTTTCCGTTCTTCCACAAGGTCTCCGTTTTCGCCAAGCAATTTTTCAAAGTTATTATCTGCCATCGTTAGCCCTCCAGTTCTTCAATATATTTCAAAAGAAAATGCTCTAATAGTGTCTTTCTTGACCTGCTGCCTAATACGTTCCTTTTGCTGTTGGCGCAAAACGCCATCTAAGCGTTTCATTTTATCACGGTGATCCAATAGCCTGAAGTATTCTCTTAACATATCCGCAATAAATTTGAGCTCGCTTTTATTAAACTGGACACCTTCCTCTAATTCTGACTCAGTCCGGCTATCAATCCATTTAACAAAATGTTGCAGCTTTTCTTTTTTCCTAACAATTTCTTTTTCTTGCCTATTCATTTCCCATGCCTCCATTTCTTCTCATCCAGCCAGTACCAAAAACAAGAATAGTCGTCTATCAATGCTCATGCCCTTTCTTTTCGCTCCTTATGGTCCATCTTCAGCCAGTTCAGCCGCCCGCGCAGGCAATCATAGCCATTACCTGGGATATCACAGCATTTACCATTGAAGTGGCTACATGCTGCGCATGATTCTATGTGGCTATCCAACCAGCAGGCCAGTTCTTCATCGCTCATGCCTTCCAGCCATCGACGATTATTATTCTGGATACCGCCCACCTCTAGTCCTCCTTTTTCCGGTGTAAAGTCTTATATATGCCGTCAGAATGTCTTTCTTTTATTTCACAATGCTCGCCTACATATTTGAAACCAGTGCACCCCCATTCAGATTCCTTGTCTGTTAATTGGCTAATATGTTTCCCGGTACAGTCAAGGCACGGGTTACATGAAACGTCTGGGGTTTCTTCGCGGCATTTATAACAGCCACAGATTGTCCTGCACTCCTCAAATTCCCCCAAAGCACTCATAGCCTATTCCCCCTTGCAATACTTGCAGAACGGCTGCCCATCTTCTCTATATCCACCGAGATTATCTGCATCCACACGGCCGCTACACTTACAGCAGAACATCCACCAGCCATTATTAATAAAGGCTTTAGGCGGGATTTTATCGAAATCACCATACTTATCCGCCCATGGCACGCGCCTTATCCGAATGTCGGTATATTCCATATCGGTGAGACGTGCCCCTTCTGCCTTGGCTTTATTGGCGTTCTCTGCATAGACAATCATTTCTACGCCTTCATCCTCGTCGTACATAAAAGCATACGCTTTCATCTGCATCACCTCCAGCTGCATCTCCTTTTATCCTTAAAACACCATCTATCCATGATGTATACCGGGCTGTACCATCTCTGCCATTCGTCCAGACTTAGCGCATCGCCATGAACCACTACTGCTGGGAGTCCATACAAGGCAAAGTGCAGGTAACTCATACAAACGCAACGATGGTCAATATCTCCAGCATAGATAAGCAGATGTTTTGAAGGGTTCAGCCCAGCCGCCCTCATGGCTTCTGCAAATGCCAGTATCATCACACCGCCGCCCACTGCAGGTTCGTTTATGGTAATATATCCCTCTTTAGCTATAATCTCCCGTGCTTTGCCTGCGTCAAAAACCATCCTGGCAGATAGCTCTGCCACGCTCCTGGGCGTGAAGAACTGCCCCACGTTCTTGTTGTAGATTTCCAGCTGCATAAACACTTCGGCGATTATGTCAACGTAACGGCCCTGCTTGACATATTCATCCATGGCCACAATCATCATACCCAGCATTTCCCCAAACCTTTTCAATTCAGCGGGGTTATATTTGCGCCGTATGGCTTTTAGCTGTTCTTCGGTCTTATCTTTGTTCAATGTGAACACCTGCACGATTGACATTGCTGCCATCTCCGCAAAGTCCGAAAACACTTCATAGGCATTCCGCCCAGAGAATGACCTCACTGCCTTTACCAACTCTGCTATTTCCGCGCCCTCTCGCATAATGTCACCTGATTTCCCCGACTTTATTCCTCGCCATATCAATACTAGCTTCTGTATAATAAATAGCCCAACAGCACGCCAATCAGAACAAAAATACAACCTTCCATCGGTTTATCTCCTTTCATCATTTTTCCTGTACAGACAATGCCAAAACCTCGGCTCAAAATATTTGCATTCCGGACAATGCGCCATGTGAACCGCGCCGCCCGTCCAGGGACAGACAACAGCGGTAAATACTAACTGACCACAAAAATCGCAACGCTCAATTTCCGGCGTTGTTTTCTTAATCTCCTTCTCCATATTCGTTCCTGCTTGTACAGTATGCCATCATCATCCGCATGCTGGCATTAATCAGGTGCGGCTCACTTCTATCACCCTTGCGATAAAGATTGATATGCCGCATTGCTCTGGCCAGATGTTCGTCTGTGGGAATTGTCCGCCATGTCTCCCCTGGATGCTTTACTGCGCCAGCCGTCAGCCCCACAGCGATTTCATCCAGCCACATTGCAGAAATATAACGGTATTCATTGTTTTCGCTGTCCTGCGGAAATTCTTGGTTTTTCTTCTCGTCCATTATTTATGTCTGCCTTTCTCTTTCCATATCCGATAAAAACATATAATCGTTGCCGGCAGGCAGAACAAAAAGCCTGCCAGTGCCGCCCACAAATTACTCTCCGTCATTTTACTTATTTCCATCATTAAGCGTTACTCGCATATACAAGAACAGCGCAATCGCATTCAACTTGTTTGCAATATCATCAGAAAACACACACATCATCATTAATACGGCATAAATTATATGCTCGTATAGTTTAAGCCATGCGTCAGACATTATTTACCTCCTGTCATTGCCCTGTATGCGAGATAACTCAGATTTTCTATCGAGATAGCCCCTCTCAATATATTTCTGAACGTATCACGCCCCATACTGGTGCTTCTGTCGCATAATTTCTTTGCATATGGCCGTGATACTATCCTTAATTTTGTCGCTAAGCTTTTTCTCATTTTCTCAATTCTCCTAACCTCGCAAAATCGTTCGAATCCCCCAAAAAACGATTTTCCATCAATAACCGCCTCTATAATCTCTCATCCACTCTTTGATCTGGACATGAGCCTTGGCAAAAGCCAGTTCTATATCAGAATCCTGTACCCATACCATTTCGACATCTTCGCCTTTAGGGCCAATGCCTTTTCGATAAACACGGATGCAGTAGTCAGCAATCTTGTTGTATCCGATTTCCAGATGCATATAGTATCCGTGGGATATCTGTTCATTAAAGAACTTTAAAAAGTCTTCCATTTTCTTCTCATAACCTCGCAATATTGTCTGAATACCTCTCAAACGATTCTCGAACGATTCCGCCCGCATAAATACTGGCTTCGCGGCGTTTTTCGAACGATTCTCGAACGATTCTTGAACGATTGACCTCTCAAAAACACCGATTACTTCACAATCCCTGCCTTGGCCATTTCGTCTGCACTACTAAATCCATGACTATGAGCATGCTCCTGTGTTATCATTTCGCACCACTCACCACAGATGGAGCAAATGCCCGGCGTCCATCTTGTATGATTCTTGGTTTTCCTTGTGATGGACGCCAAAGCTTCAGGCTCTTTAGGTCTGCTCTCTATCTGGTTACAGCTCACTTCATGGCATTGACGAATGCCCTTGGCCATCGTATCGGGAATATGCATGAACCTTGGCTGTTTATAGCCCATATCACGCCCAACCTTTCTGCTCTCCGATAACATCCAGCAGTCCCATGATGGCATCATCATCCTTCATGTCAGCCCGCAGTTTCTGCCATTCTTCTTCAGTCATTCGCTCAATTGCTTCCCGCAGGTCTTTTTCCGTCTGTCCCATGGTTATGCCCTCCATCAGAATGGTATTTCTTCATCATCAACTGGCTGGCCGAATCCGCCCGCCGCCGTGCCAGTCGCTTTTTGTGCCGGTGCTGGCGCGTCTGATTTCCTCCCGCAGAATTCGAGATAGGTCACTACGACTTCTGTCACATAACGTTTACTGCCGTCCTGCGCATCGTAGCTCCTTGTCTGCAGGTGTCCTTTAACTAGCAACTCCCTACCCTTGCCTGCATTGTTGCCGATTGTCTCTGCCAGCTTTTCCCAGGCTACGCAATTATGGAAATCTGCCGTAGGCCCTTGGCTATTTTGTGCCACGCGCTTATCCGTAGCAATTGTGAACACCGCTACTGCTTTGCCCGACTGTGTATATCTGATTTCCGGGTCTTTTGTCAGCCTGCCCTTCAAAATTACTAAATTCATTGATATCCTCCTATGCTTTTGCGAACTTCTCGATGCAGTGGATTGCGCATCTGATACTTACGTTCATGTTTTCCATCATCATCTGCTGCAGATACATCAGCCCGCCCTTCACTTTTCGCCAGAACGTGACTGTACAGGTTCCGCCATCCCGCTTTTGGCTCATATCCATGTAATAGATACTGTCACCGTGCCGGAAAGCAACACGCAGTGAACGCCGCCCGCTCTTGTTCTGGGCGTTGAATACTTTTAACAGCTCCATCAGTAGCGGCTCCTTTCTGTTATGGCACGCCGTTCCGGTGTGTTCTTCCAGTTTTCTACACGGATGCGGTCTTCATCCTGCTCCTCCATTCTTGAACACCGCCCTGATACGCTGCACAAGCTCATCATCAATAGAGTGATTAACAGGCTCCCTGCGCCGATGCAGAACCATACAAATGCTTTCAGGTCAAATTCAAACATTTTGTTCCTCCCTTTCAGTGCTTGCCGCCCCGTTTGACGTATCTGCAATGGTGGCAGAAATCATCTTCTATACGCTCATTCGCTTTTACCGGGTGTGGTCTGCAGTCCCATACCCAGCTGAACTTCTCATAGCAGGCCGGGCAATCTGCCAAAATCACAAGGCGTTCAGCCTTAATCCTGTTCCTGCGTCTTTTTCCCAGTATTTCCCTCGTGTTTTTTGCGGAGAGAAACCGGTAGTAGGGAGAAATCTCTAAAAAATGCCGCTTGCAATTCCTGCCAATCCTGCGGTATGTCACGCCCGCCTGTTTCTTCGCCTTATTCATGCTTCAACTTCCTCCTTGCATGATGGTGCGCCTCCAAAAGCTCATGGGCTTTCTGCTTCTGCACCCGTCTCTCAAAGTAGCTGTATTCCTCGCCCCACTCCTGGGACGTTCTGGTGTGCTTATGGGTACTGCTATGATTTTCGGTCATTTGTGCTCCTTTACCTTAAAAACCTCGTAGAATTTATCAATGGTCAGGCTGATTGACAATCTGCAGTCCTGCGTGGCGATAAGCCGGTCTGCGTGAGCGCTGTCCTGCCGGAACTTCCATTCCTCGCCCGGTCTGAACTGGATTGCAATTCCTCCATAATCGCCTACTACATAGATTCCCTCGGTTTTCGGTTCACAAATTCCACTCATTCTTTTTCTGCCTCCTTCGTAAATGTCAGCTTGGTCTGTGCCCTTTCTCCATCTATATATTTCCAGCACTCCTGCATGAGTTTCTGCATAGCGCCCTTGACGGTGTTGTTGAAGTCTCCTTTGGTGTTTGAATACCATACCCGCCAGTTCGGTGTCTCATACCTGAAAGTATATCCCCACGGGATTTGTACGCTTGCTTTTATCTGCAGCTTGTAATAATCCGCATCAACAGGATATTCTATTTTCAATCCGTAAAAGCAGCCGCCGTCCATAACGTCTTTTTCCGTCAAAGACAGGCTAATCATTTTCGCAGAAATCAGGGCGATGTTATCTGCCGCTGTTAAAAGTTCTGGCCTTGGTGGTTCAATGCCTTTGTATGTGTAGCTTTCCGTAGCCCCGGCATCGTTCTTGTTGGCCCATTCAAAAATATATCTGTCTACGGCTCCGCTGCGATTAATGCGAAATCCTGTCAACTGTCTCATGCCATGTCCCTTTCCTTTCTGACGATAGCCCTGATTTTGTCTTGGTTCTCGGTCTTGTATAACCGATACATCATCCCTCTGATGGCTTTTTCAGATATCCCTGTTTGAATGGATATTACCGGGTAAGGTGTTGCTTCCAGCACAGCATCAATTACCGTATACATTTCTTCTGCCGACCATTGATGTGCATGCTTATCCAGCTTTTGCGGTGCGTTCAGTCCCAAGGTGCTGCAGCGGCGAATTACAGCACCGTAGGAGCGTTTCAGCAAGCTCGCTATTTCCCCGCCTGTCTTCTTTCCTTCTTTGATGTATCCGGCCAATCTGGCATCTTCTTCCTTTGTCCACGGACTTACTTTTTTGAGTACATTGGCCATTCCATCCGCCCGCCGCTTCGCCTTTACCCATGCAGGCTCTTTCCCTAAGATGTTTTCCTCCATCTTCGAGAAGTCCAAAAAAGCTTTGTTCCTTTCCGCCCACTTCCAGAAGTCTGTTAAATTCACAACTCTGAATTTGCACTTGCCCACCTGTTTATATATGACCGGCAGGCCACGTTTCTCAACCCAGCTTGTTATGACATATCCGCCCCCACTTTTGCTGCCAGTCACCGCCCTGTAGAGCTGATGGAGCGTTATGTAATCGCCGTTTTCCAGGAATGCCCCCAGCCCCATACGAGCTCTTTTGACCAAAACGGCATTGACTGACCTATTCAGTCTCTTTGCAATGCTTGGTATAGGCACCCTCCCATAGAGGTCTTCCAGCCGTTCTTCTTCCTCTGTCGTCCATTGTCTATTACTGCCCATGACATTCTGCCCTCGCTTTGCACGCTGCTACTATTGCATAGAGTTCTGCACACCATGCTTCCCACGCCGGATTCGTGCCCACATTGTATGTAATCGGCTCTACTTTGTAGCCTGCCCTTTTGAGCGACACATATTTCCCATAACTCATGCCGTACTCTTTGGCTTCCCTAGCCAGCGTGTCCAAATTGGACACATGCACTTTCCGTTTTCCGATTATGGATTTATGACGGAATCCCTCACGTTTTATGCCGCTGCGGATGGAAATGACACATTCCGGGCACCGTTTAGCACGGCTGAACTTACTATTGACTACGAAATCACGCCCACACAACTCACAGGTTATTGTGCGGCTGTAAACAATCTCCGATACCTTCATTGTTCAATCTCCTTATTTTCGCTCTGATCGCTTTCAGCTGGCGTTTGAGATATCGCGGGCGGTGCTCGATGCCCTCCATCATGGCCAGCAGTTCTTTTTCCCTCGCCAGCAGGTCAGCTGACGTTTTTCTTTTCCTGCTCTTCGACATCGTCGTGCACCTTCCCATCTGACTTCCAGATATTTTCGTTGTCAAACTTCAGTCCGTGTTCTTCTGCCCAGGCTTTTGCCCAAGCTTCCAAATCTATCCCTGCTTCCCAATAGTTATACGGGCAGTTCTTGGCGTTGACGTTGACCGGCTCGACACCATGTTTGCGGAAAATCTCGCGGATAAGGCACTCTTTCCACGCCTTCTTATGGCATTTACCGCAAGTCGCAGGGATAAAGCCGCTGTATAGCTTTTCAAAATCCTCTATGGGGAGAACCAGGCTCCCCGACATATCCTTGACAATCTTGTGATACTGCTGGGCCTTGTCATTCGGTACAAAAACAATATCCATATGGGTTAGATGCCGCGTAAAATCCTTTGCTGCATCCGCATCTAAGAAATCATAGCGGCGTTTGATGGCTTTATATCCCCACGTCCGACAACTGCGCAGGTCTTTCATGAAGTCTGCATCCACATCCTTCATTTTTTCTTCGTAGTCCTGGATGACTCTGTCCAGTATCTGAATTAGTAGCATCATCCGTGTCATATTTGCCTTTTCGGCTCGTGAAAAATATCTATTCATGGCTGTTTCTCCCCTCAGCCGCCCGCCTTGGGCGGCTTATACATTCTGATTCGTATTAGTCGAACTTTCTGCCCTTTCGCCAGTCGAGTTCTTCGTCATAACGTTTAATTTCTCTCTGCAGGCGCTCACACATTGCCTTATCTTCTGGTCTTATAATGTCCAGATGTTCTTCCAACACATTTCGGATATAGCGTACAGCTTTCATCTGCAGTTCGTTTTCTTCCTGGCATTCGGCTTTGCGTATGGCTTCTTCTTCCTCAGCCTTGGCTCTTGCGGCTTTATCGGCTTCGATGGCTTCCAGCGGGATTTCGTCTATATAGCCGTTATCCTTCAGCACGGATGCCTTTGTCGTGCCGGTTTTGGCTACTTCCATGGCTGCCGCCCGCAGGGCTTCTTCTTTGGTGTTGTAGGTATCCTTGAGGAATACCCAGTCTGCTTCATCGCCATGCTCTACTACTGTATAGGTCAAGCAATAGCGGCCGCTTTCAGTCTTGTCTGCCACAGCCTTGATGGTGAAATTTATCCAGCTTTTGTAACCGCCTCGTCCAGTCTGATACGTTTCCTGCCCGTATTCATCGACCTCTGCGACTTCCCATTTCCCGGCATTAAGCTTTATTTTCCGGCCACAGGATTGAGCCATACCGCATGCCTCATTGACTTCTCTGCAGGACTCACAGCATTTCAGGCATTGCGTTGACAAATGGCAGGCTTCGCAGGGTTCCAAACTGTCGCGGCCATATGTTTCTGCTTTCTGTCGGATGGCGTTCAGCTGGTCTTGCTTGCGGTGTTCTTCGACTTTGGCCATACGTTCTGACCAGCCCGGTTCGTCTTCTCTTTCCTCATGCTTGACAATTGTTACATGATTGAGAGAGACTGTGCCTTCCTCTTGGAGCTTATTCGCCACTTTCTGCTGGCCTTCCTCAGATAGCTGACTTGCTTCATAGGCGGCGCTGACTTTCAGCCGCCCGTCTTTAAACGCCTGCTTCAAATCCTCGTTTTGCAGATTTTTGGCTATGGCGTGGTATCTTGCCAGCTGAGTGGACGACATCTGCAGCATCTTGCTGACTATATCCCTGACGCGCCCTTCTAAGCCCTGCTGTTCTTTCATTCGGTTTAGGATATCCGTCATGCGTTCAGCCTGCCGCATCTTTTCGGCATCTGTCAGCTGGCGGGCGGTGCTGTTAGTCAACATCAGCATCAAGTCCAGCATGTCTTCGTCATGCTCATTTTCAATCAAGCAGTTGACCTCAGCGAACTGCTGCATGCTTTTCCCTTTCACCAGCAATTGGCAAGCCGTCCATCGGCGCTCACCGCTGATAATCATATACTTGCCTGTTTCATCAGCCGCCCGCACTACGAGGTTATGAAGGACGCCGCCCGCAATTTCGATGGCGTCCGCCAGCTCCTTAATGTTCTCTACACTGTATATGGTCTTGTTCTGCGGGTCTGGGTAAAGCTCATTGATGTTCAGCCGTTTTAATTCGTATTTCGGCGCTCCTGCTTCGGTCTTGCTCGCTTGATTCATGAGCCCCATCAAGTTAAATCCTGCCATCGCTTATTCCTCCACCATCTTGACCAGTTCAGCCACAAATGCTTTATAATCTTTTGCGGCTCCACACCGTGGTGAATGTACCATTATCGGCTCGGCCGTAAACGTTGATTCATCAACTTTATCCGTCCAACGGATGAAGTTATCGAATGTCTTGTATTTTTCAGCCTGCCGCATCCACTCAGCGCCCTGTTGATTACTGTCATTTCTACGGTAACTCGTGATGAGCGTGCCAAGGAAGTTGAGCTGATGATTGAAGTAGGTTTTAACTGTCTGCATTTGGTTGAGTAAGCTGTCAATTCCATCGAATGTCCAGCGGTCGATTTTTGCAGGGATAACCAGATAATCCGATGTTGTCAGCGCATTTATGACGCACATGCCAAGACTCGGAGCGTTGTCTATGATCACGTAGTCGTATTCATCTTTGACCTGGTGCAGCACCTCTTTGAGCCGTACCTGCTGCGGCACCGTTGGGTCTGTCAGTACAGCTTTTTCAGCTTCCGCCAGTGATAGATTCGCGGCAATAATGTCGATATTCGGCTGAGTTGTGTGCTGGATAACCTGCTCAGCCGTCGCGGTACGTTTGAGTACCTCGGTCATGCTGGGCTTGTCGTATCCGTACACGCCGAAGAACTGACTGGTGTTTCCCTGCTGGTCATTATCTACCACCAGTGTGCGCTTTTCATACTCCGTTGCCAGCACATATGCCGTGTTGATAGTGGTCACGGTCTTGCCCACTCCGCCCTTCAAATTTGCAATCGTTAATACTTTCATCGTCTTATTCCTCCTCAGATTGTCGATGCTACGAGTTTTACATAATCAGCATGCTGAACGGATTGTTTTCCGCCTTGCTGACCTGTTGATTTTTGTATTCCAGAAACCGGACTACGGTATCTGCTTTGATTTCATATGAGGCTAAGTCTTCTGCACTGGCGTATTTATGGCCGTAGCGTTCTTTCATTTCCCGCCATACCTTCCACGGCACCATGAAATAACTAAGTTCCCAACCTGTACCGATGGCACAACAGACAAACGCTGCCGCCCCTGCCTTGTGGTATCGTTCCAGCATGGCGGCCTGCGTGGGTGTTACCGCCGCCTGCTTGATTGCGTCCTTCTGCGTATACTTGGCTTCGAACGCTATTAGCCGCCCGCCTTTAATGCAGCCAATGAAATCAGGCTGCGCTTTCTGGGTGAACTGCACTTCTGCCCTGGCCCTTGCTCGGTCTAAATTCTTCACGACACGGAACGGCTCGCTTTCCTTGTGCAGTACCAGCTTGCCTTCCTGTTCGTACTGCCGCGCCGCCGCCATAATCATTTCTTCGAGAATGCGGCCCTGAGCGTTGTTTACCCGGCTTACGTTGCTTCGGTTCATCAAATCAGTTCTTCCCTCCCAGTTTTCTCTGCTTGCATTTCCGAATCAGGAAGGTTCTCCCTGTTCCATGCTTGGCATAGCACCGGAAATAATAGTCAGTCACTTTGATGGACTTGCCACACAACCATGGCATACATCCAGCCCATTCACCCATATCACTGCACCACGCAGCATTAAGACATTCATAGCAGCATACCTGCCGCCCTTTTCTTTGGGTCTTGCACACATTCCCACGGCAATAGTATTTAGTCACAGGTTTGACCTCCCTTGTGGATTTTGTGGATAATCATCATCACGCTCAAATACTGCATGCTGATAGTCAAAGTTATCATCCGTATTACCGCTGTAGCTTAATGGCCATACGACGTGATAGCCTTTCGGTGCCTTAATCTCTTTCCGGAAGGAACCCCTCGGCACCAGTGTCTTGACTTCTTTTGTGCGGACAAGGTTCAGACTGGTGCAAATGCGGCTCCGTTTTGCTTTCAGCTCTGCATCCAGCGCCTTGGTATTGCCGCCCGCCCGTTTGACCTGCATTTTCTCATTGAGCGTGCTGATTAATGTTTCTTCTTTTGTCATGTAGGCCGCTACTTTCCTGGCGTCCATCGTCCGGGCTTCGTACGGCTTGAAGTATGTGTTTCCTAACGCCCATGCATTCGATAAGGCTCTTTTCATCTTCCCAAAATCCACTCCTGGGATTGACGGGAGAAGAATGTGCCCGTGCAATCGTCCGCGCCCTTCCAAGTTCTCCTGCACAGCGATGTACTTAATGTCCATGCCATGCTCCTCATAGAACTTTCTAAGGCTTCGAATCATCTTCCCGTATGCTTTCTTGAACTCTGCCACAGATACTTTTTCTGCTAGTGTAAATGCTATCCACCAGTCACCTTCCTTGAAATTGTCCATAATCAGACGTTGGAATCTTTCCGTCCGGTGTCTCAGGTTTATTTTCTCCTGCTGCTCGCTAGTAATCTTTCTCTTTGGTCTGCGTCTCTCTCTCGCTGACTCATTTTTGGGCATTGCTCTCACTGAATGGTACTTGTCCACTACAATAAAACGTTTGTCGTGAGATACCCATTTTTTCTGCATATAAGCCATGGCTTTTTCTCCGTCTCTTTCTTACCCTAAAAATCCTTATTTTCTGCATGTTTATACGGCTTTTTTGTCAAGATATTAATTCCTTAATCAAGGGAGTCAAGAGGCGTTTCACCCCTTCACTTTTTCAGCCCTATGTGATACAATAAATATATGGTTAATCTCCGTTAACCTGAAATCCTAGAGCCCGTCGCCTAACGGGCTCTTTTTCTTTTGTCTTTTTCTCACGCCGTCACACTTTCAGTTCGTTGAACTGGCGTGTCAGCTCTTCACGGCACTTTTCCAGTGCTTTGATGAGTTCCTGACTGACATGTGTGCCCAGCGTTCCGCTTTTATCCTCGTAGATTTCTTCTTCTACCGGATGGCCTTTGGGGTCAGTAATACAGTCATCAGGGTAATAAATACCCTTCAGCTGCAGACGGCAACCGTGGTCACTGCCATCCCCGTAGCAATTCAGAAATCCAATCACTTCATCCAGCTGTTCCAAATCGGCCAAAATATTTTCCGCTTCGGCCACCTTTTCTTTGATTTCTTCCAGGCGTTCTTCTGTCATGATGCTTTAGCCTCCTTATCCTCCCTTTCAACTTCGTGTACAATGATTTCCACGTTCTCAATGCCGTCCTGCTTTGCTTTGATTCTCATCAAAGCCGCCCACACGTTTGCAGGACTGAAGTTTGTGAAATTTTCCATGTTCTCCCCTTCCTTACGCCGTCTGCTTGTTTTCGTTCATCTTAACAAGCTGGTTCATCATAGCCGCGCCAACAATAGCGTTCGCAAAAGCCGCTACTTGGTCTGCATCTAGTTTCTCCAGCGCTTCGAGCAATCTGACTGTCTGCTCGTACTTGCGTTTCATTTCCTCCATTGCTCTTCACCTCCTCACTCTTGCTTTGTGAGTTTATAATATCACTATGTGAGGAATTTTGCAAGGGGTTATTTTATTTTTTTCTTGCTTTGTGAGTTTTTTTGATGTAAGATAATCGTAGGAGGTGACTCACCATGACAATAGGTGAACGTATCAAAGCCGCCCGCAAGTGCATGGGCATGACGCAGGCTGACTTTGCAGAACGCATTGGCCTTAAGCCGACAGCTGTTCTCATGTACGAAAAAGGCTCTCGAAATGTGACAGAGCAAAGCATTGCGCTTATCGTGCAGGCGTATAATATAAATGAGGAATGGCTACGTTCTGGCCACGGTGCTATGTTTCAAGAATGCGATGATGCAATCATTAGCCAATTAGCAGAACAATATAAGCTTGGCGGCGAGCAAGTTGCTTTAATTAAGAGTTTTCTTTCTCTCACCGACTCACAACGTGATGCCGTTGTAGCTGCCGTTTGCAACGCTGCAGATGCAGTCAGCGCCGCCCGCAAAGTTGCAGCTGAAAAAGAAAAATCTCAGCGCGAGGAAGCTCATCAGCTTCTCGACATGGAGCTTGACGCTCAGGAAAAAGGGCAATCAGCCTCCACCTTTGGAAGCTCCGGCACCAGCGTTAACAACGAACAAAATGCATAAAAAGGCCGCCCTGTTATCAAGGCGGCCCTCTTACTATATATATTTTATGCTGCAGAAAAGGCCACCTGCTCTTCAACAGCAAGCGGCCTTTTTCTGGATTGTAAGGATATTTTTCGAAAGGTAATCTGGGGAATTACCTGCCTGATGTTAGAATAAGGCCCCAGCTATCACGCTGGGGTCTTACCTCGTAACACCAAAGCCTTATAGGCATGTGGAGAAACAGCCTATGTTTATTATATATCGCTCCACATGCTTTGTCTCACAATCAAACATTTTATGGAGGATTTTATAATGACAAAAACAGTAAAACGTGCTGCCCTTTATATCCGTGTAAGCACCGACGAGCAGGCGCGATACGGATTATCACTTGGAGAACAGCGCCGCGACCTTGAAGATTACGCGCGTCGCAAAGGATATATTGTTGCCGGCATCTATGCTGACGAAGGCACATCCGCCCGCAAGTCCCTGCATCGCAGGAAAGAATTGCAGCGCCTGCTTGCCGATATCCGTGCCGGCAAGATTGATGTCGTTGTTGTTAAAGACTTGGAACGCTGGATGCGCTCCGTCCGTGACTTTTATAAAGTACAAGACATTCTCGATGAGCATAATGTCGGCTGGGAGTGTTCCCAGGACAGGTACAACACCACCACTGCCAATGGGAAGATGCAGCTGAATATGCGTCTGGCCATCGCACAGGACGAATCGGATCGGGACAGTGAGCGCATCCGTTACGTGTTCGAGGGCAAGAGAAAACGCAAAGAAGTCCTGTCTGGCGCAATTCCCAGGGGAATGTCTATTGTCGATAAGCATATCGTATTTAACGAAGAAGCTGATATGGTGCGGGCCATATTCAATCATGTCTATAATGGCGGTTCCGTCCGTTCCTGTATCGCTTTGGCCAAAGAAGAATACGGCGTTGAATTGACTTATAGAACCATTCGCCGTTCGCTTGCCAATCGTGCATATATCGGGGAGCTCCACGGCGAACCAGGCTACATTGAGTCAATGATTCCCCTGGATGTGTTCAACAGAGTCCAGATTAAGTTGAAAAAATACTGCTCTTCTTTCCGGAACAAATCCACTGGTAGCCGTGTTTATCTTTTTACCGGATTGATTTCCTGCCCACATTGCGGCTCCACCCTCAGCGGTTATCGTGGGGATAAAAAAGCGGACGGCACTTATCGCACTTACTGGTATCGTTGTGGTCGTGCCAATGGCAACGCCGGCGTTGGCTGCAATTATACCCGGTGCTTGTACGAGCGGAAAGTGGAATCATTCCTTCTCGATAACATCCAGTCGCTACTATCCAATCACATGTATCAAATCGAGCAACGCCGCATTGCAAAGCAAAAATTCCGCTCTGAAATGACCGAAGAAAATATCCAGGCAAAGCTGGCGCGCTTGAAAGATTTGTATGTTGACGGGCTTATCGATAAACCGACGTACCTGCGCGACTATAATAAGTTTCAGCAGCAACTCCTTGAAATAGCTTCTGATGAGGTCATCCCTCTTACCACAATTCCGCCCGAAGCCCAAAGCTTTGTTTCATCAGCTGACTTCCGTGAAGTATATCAATCCCTCACGCAGGAAAACAAGCGTGACTTTTGGGCATCCATTATCAAACGGATTACATACGAAGATACCCCCGCAACTCATGGCCGTGGGGGTGTATATGACTTCCATGTTGAGTTTTATTAAGCATGCCTTTTATACCACCCGTAAAATGTCATGCCCTTTAGGTGATGTCAAATTACTGGTGGTAATACTTCCATCCCTGTTCGGGCACGTGACTGGCAATGCAATCGGTAGCTTATATACCTTTTCGCCATACCTTTCCTTTAGATAATCAGAAAATACTCGATACACTTGATGCTCCATTATTATTCCTTTCACGCATTCAATGCCCTATCCATCGCTGCCAGCACCCATGCTCTGAATGGCATGCCAGCTTTTTCCGCTGCCTGCTTGTAGCGTTCAAGCTCTGGCTTTGGTAGCTTGATACTGATTTGACCGAGTGACCGCTGGTATTTTAGCGCAGCACGTTTCTGCGCGTCTGTCATCTTCGCCATTTTGTGCCTCCTTTTTTTACATCAATTTTTTTATAAATCCTCCGGTTTCTGGTTGCTGAATCTTTTCCTTATGTCTTAGGATTTTCGCTGTACCGTATTCAGCAACGTAGCCAAAAAAGAACTTTTCGCTAATGATATCTTCATCACGCACAGCTACGTAAATAGTCAGGGTATCTTGCTTGGAGTAATCCTGCGACTTAATGACAGCGCGGCCTTCGACTTTTCTGGCACCCCAATCAACAAGTTCATCGTCCAGCGGTACAGGAATTTCATCGTATAGTTTTAGGTTGCCGAGCCAGTAAAAAGTCTTGAACTTTTTGCCCTGCCGTATTTTTACTGCATTGTCGGGGCTTCTGTTGACAAGATATTTCTTGCCTTCAAATTCAATTAACATTTTAATTCCCTCCTATTATTTGATACAATCACATACTGCTTTAATGGCTTTGTCAATATCCCCGCCGTCCTGGTGGAAAATCGCTGCTAATTCGCGATGTGCATTGTCCTCTTTAGCTCTGAAATCATCAAATTCGGCTGGTGTCGGATTATCATCGAGATATAAATCGGTGATACAGAACATATACATTTCTACATCACGATATGCGGCACTTGCAATTCTCTCTGCTTTATTTTCTGCCTCACGGCGTTCTTTTTCCTCGTCACTCTCGAAAGCCTCAATGTCAAAGCAATTTGGAGCTTGCGCTTGTATTTGCCGATACTCGCGGGATTTCTTGTCCAGTCTTTTAAGCAACATTTTCAAGTAAGCCATCTTTTTCATTTTGAAAACCTCCTTAAAATTTACCACAGTTCACATAATTTTCGGCGAGATATAAGATTCTGCCGGAGCTAAATTTTTCGCGGTGGGTAATGATTACGCCTGCTTGGTCAATCTTTGCTAAAACGTTATTTTCGAGCTGGCTGATGATTTTGTCGAAGGCTTCTTCCCATTTGTCTGCGTGCGGCCACTGCTTATCGTGTGCACGCTTGATATTGTTGTTTGCTGTGGTGTATACGCAAGCTATGATGTCCGTTGCCCATTTAATTTGCTTATCACTGCCCTGCAAATTCAGTTTTGGCATTTCCCACGTTCTCATTTTAATTACCCCCTTAGTGTTTGCTTATCCCTTATCTTGATTATATTATATAGCTATCTATATATTTTGTCAATAGCTAGCTATATATTTTTTTTGAGATTTCTCCTGCTGGAATATTTTTCGCTCTTTTCGTGGAATATTTTTTGCACAAAAATAAGGCCCGTACCGGCGCTATGCCAGTACGGGCCTGTTTTTATTTAATTTTAGCTCACTTCACAGCGTTTGCTGCTGCTTTGGTCAGCACGAGCTTGAGAACGAATACGCCGCCTGTGATAGCGACCGGGAGAACGAACGCATCTCTGATTTTGCACCAGCCTGTTTCGTTCGCGGCATCCTTGCGGCATTCGTCGATAACGCCATCCGCGAAGGTTTCGACGAACTCAATGCCTTCATTTTCTGCCCAGCCAACGAGGTTGTCTTTCAATTCCTTGCCGACTTCCTCTGCTTTTACTGCTTCCAGTAAGCTATCTCGAACCTGTACCCATTTGCTGCTCATATGTAACACACTCCTAACTCGTTTTTAACTCATGTTTAACTCGTTTTAACTCAATAAAGCCCTGCCCGGTCGTTGACTACGAAAATCCGCAGCATGTCCAGCGACAAATCAAGGCTCTCACCATTCCCATTGAGCAGACCTTTGTCAATCATCTTTTGGACAGTCCGCTGTGCCCATTCCGGTACAGCATCAATCGTGTTGAACCGTTCGGCACCTCTGCCGCCCTGCTTGCCGCCGTCCTGCTCTGCTGGCGGTTCGCTTTCAGCCTCCCCGGCCTCTATGCCGTGGGTCTGATTGTAGTAAAAGATGGCCTTGCCCGTAATCGTGCCATCGTCCAGCAATGCCTGGAGGTTTACGCCGGGGCAAGATGTGGCCATGAGTTCCCCGTGGCCGACGATATGATCGCGGTCAATGGGAATCCCGTAACGGTCGCAGATGTCTGCCACAAGTGCGCCGCAACGGTCAAGCTGTTTCTCGGTCGGCTCTGCGTCTTCAAAATCTCCGCTCAGGTGGATGCCGATGGTGTGCGAGTTTTCGCCATAAGCGTGACTACCAATAGCCCATTCCGGGCGGCCGCGCTCAATGGTGCCGTCTTTACGGATGACATAATGATAGCCAATACCTGCCCAGCCATTGCCCAGGTGCCAGCCGTGAATCTGTTCTGCGCCGGCGTCCATGTCCGGGCTGCCAGTATGATGGATGACAATCATATCGGTGTAGCTGCGCTCTGACAAACTGTTAAAATTCAGATTAGTTTCTTTAATATCAACGCTCATTTTCTGTTACCGCCTTTCGTATCCGACCTGTAATTTCTTGGAAAAGGACACATCTCAAATAAGCTGTCCTCCATTTCCTGTATCTGGTTTACATAAAAACCTTGCCGCCTTGCTACATAAGCAAAGGCGGTAAATTTGTTATATAGTTCCGTCCACGCTAAGCCATTCATTTAACCTCATCTTTCTTCCGTGCAATCTCCTGCGGATTTTCAAAATGATTAACTGCGGTTTTGGACAGATACCCACTAAGCCCGCCCGCAATGCCTGTCAGCAGTTCTGACGGGGCGCCCATGAACACGCCGACAATCAACGCCGTTGATAGTCCGCCGACTGCCACTAAGTCTGTCGTGATTTTCATTTTGCTGCACCTCCTACGACGTTATCCAGTCGGTCAATACGGTGGTGTGCGGATGCAGCGCTGGCTTCCACTTTTGCCACGCGTTCCTGCAGCTCGTGGCGGCGTTGTTCACTATAACGCAGTTCATCCTTCAATTCCTGCACAATCGTTCTAAGCCCGTCAATACTGTGGTTGAGCGGTTTCAGCACGATGTACGAAAACGCACCTGCGAAAAAACCTGCTATTGCTACCGACTGAGCAATCATGTTTATAATCTCCATCCTCTGCCACCTGCCTTACAACATCTTCTGCATAATCCAGTTCAACAATCCTTGCCACGTCACGGCGATATTGTACATGCGTTCACCTCCCCTTAGTACCTACCCTGCACAGTGCCAGCAGGTATTTGCGCGTGTCCGAATTGGACACATCATCACCGTTCGCAATTGTGTTCATGGCGAATCCGCATATTTATCACCGGCTATGGCACCGATATATGGCAGTCGCTTCCTAGAATGTTCCGTGCACTATCCAAATAACACCTTCACCAATGACCACACCGCCGACGTCAGCCGCCAGGTCTCCCAAATGGTCATGCGTAGCATGTCCCTTGTTATGGTCATAAATTTCCTTAGCCACAAATAAGCCGCCTAATATGCTCCAGCGCGTTTCCTTTTTCACTCCACATTCAGCCATAGCCAAGTCAAGGCCCGTCGCAACGCCGATGTGCTTTTGCTTATCCGGCGCTATTTCCGCATAGCAAAAAGACGGTATCATCATCGATATCGCCATCAGTGCCGCTATTAACTTTTTGTTCATCTCCCGTCACCCCCTTTCTTTGCAAGCAAATTGAGCTCAGGAGCTTTGTCCTGAGCCTATAACTATCGCAGTGTCGCATTTGCCCATTGTATGACGCATAGGTTTTCATGAAGTCCTCCACATTGGCTTTACCTCTGGCGAATCTTTTTACTATGCCCTTTAGCCTATGCTTCATCTTTAATGCAGTTTTCTTTCTGAGCAATATGTGGTCCCTCCAGATGCGGAAACCACAAAAGTCAACTCCCTGCGTTTCTGTCCGTATTGATGTTTTGTTGTTGAGGAGCAAAGCCCGCTCATTGAGCAGGAAGTCATACATAGCATCACGACATTCAGCTAAATATTTTTTATCTGTGCTGACAATCGTAATATCATCCATGTACCGCAGATAATACTTTGCTCCCAGTTCGTGCTTAGCAAACTTGTCTGCACCGTCAAGATAAAAGTTTGCCAGCATCTGTGATGACAGGTTGCCGATTGGCATACCAACATCATGCAGTCTTTCACCGCAATAATCGTGGTCTCCAATATTAATTCCGAAATCGTGCTCACTGTTCACTATTATGCCCAGCAGCCACAATAGTTCTTCGTCTTTTATGGTCTGACTGAGCAAATCCATCATTATTGCATGGTTCACGCGGTAAAAATACTTTGAGATGTCCATTTTGAGTATATACGCCTTGCCAGGCTGTGCCCTTATATACTCCTGCAGTTTGGCTACTGCACTATGAGGCCCGCCCTTTATTGGTGCGCACTTCATACGGCAGCCAAAGCTGGTATTTATATAGCGTTTCTCTAACAAGGGATTCAGCTGGCGGTAAACCGCCCATTGAATAATCCTGTCCCTAAATGGCAGCGCCATTATCAAACGCTTCTTCGGATCGTGTACAAAGAATTCTCGATATCGCCCCACTTTATAAGTATGCCAAATCAGTTCATTCTGTAATTCAATAAGGTTTTCATCCAGATTGGCCGAAAACTCCATAACTTCCGTTCGATATCTTTTGCCCTTTCTGGCTTCCAGATATGACGCATAAAGGTTTTCGTAATCATAGATTTTCTCAAAGATGTTTCCTATTCGTTTCAATGTATGTTTCTTCCTTACATGTTACATATAAGCCACAATAAATTAATCAATCACTGTCACGTTTTTCGCCCGCCTACTCTTTCAAGGAACGCTACTAACCGCGATGCAGTCCTTTTTTGTTTTTGAGACGGTGTATCTTCCCCACCGCCTATGGATACATGCTCCTTATTCTTCATGTAACTGGATGCGCTCCCGTAAGATACGCAACTTCTGACAAAATGAAGATTAAGCCACGCGCCCGCCCACGTTGTTGTTCGAATTCGAGCGAACATTATTCAGGTTCAAGGCGAAAACGCCCGCGTTGGCACCATTGTTCCAATTGCCGCCGGATAACGGAACGCGAATTTAGCATGTCCCCAAAGTAACCATTATTTTCTGTTGTTTGTCATCATCCTGCCTATTATTCGCCCACATTCATCAGCACATTTTGATGTAATCTCATATCGCTTAAAGGCCATATACTTGAATTCAACTCCCAGCCGTAAATACTGCCGCAACGTGTCCAGTTTAATATCTGCTTCTTCTAGTGAAGTTTTCTTGATATGCTTGTCCTTTATCCTGATTACCAGCTCCATAAAATCATTAAAGATTTTCTTAGTATCTGCAGCAAGTCCGTATTTCTCAGATTTTGGATACTGCCTCAAGCTAATATATAGTTCTTTCATCAGGTCATGAGTTCTTTCCAACAGGTAAAATGGCACCTTACTTGCTGTTAAATGATTCAGGACGGTCTCTTGTTCCATTCATATTCTCCTCTTCTTTCAATATTTGTAATTTAGGGGCTTGCTCCCGCAAGCCCCGCCAGATTTTCAGTGTTCAGTGGTCAGATTTCAGCGTAAGCCACGCGCCCGCCCACGTCGCGGTACGAATGCGAGCGAACATCAGCCAGGCGCAAGGCGAAAACGCCCGCGCCGGCACCACGGTTCCAATTGCCGCCGGATAACGGAACGCGCTCACCTTCATGAACTGCCCAGATATGGTCATCCGTGGTGACATCAGAGCACTTCATAAGCGCCAGCTGTTTAATAGCCTGGTGAGGGGTTACTCCAGATGCGGCCGTGATGGAAGAGAACGCAGCATCCGTGTTAGCAGTTGAAGCTGCAGTCTGAATGGTAGTGCCACTCAGATAGTTAGCCGTATCGATATAACCTGCTGTGCTGTTCTCGCTGTCAGCCGTATCAAAGTTATTCATGGCTACACCATCTTCGCCTACGACATAGATTTTGCCGTTGATGAGCTTCATGCCCTGGTTCCACTCCCAGATATTACCGCAAAGGTCATAGATACCAGCTGCAGTACCATCGTGAGACCAGGACACCGGGCCAGAGCCGGTCAGTACGCGACCATCACCGCCCATCACGCCATGCTCATACGTTGCATCATGAGCCTTACCCGTTGCAGTATTGCCACGCGGCACATAGCCCGACTTCGCACAAAGCAGTGCAAGGCCAGCCTGTTCAGCGCGGGATAACAGATGCCAGCCCTTCCCCTTTGCGCTGCATGCATTACGCGTATTATCAAAGGTCGTGTAGACTGTCGGGTCTTCCATCGGCATGGAGCAAGCGCGCCCATTGACGATTTTTGCCTGATATTTACCAATCCAAACTTCCGGCAGCTCCTTGCCATGATAGAGGAACATCGGATGCACGCCAGTGCCAGCACCGGCATCGCTGGTTACATCCTCAATGTTGAATTTCGGAATGCAGACAAGCACAGACGGATAACCTTTGTCGTCATATCTGACAGTATTGCGTCCACCGGATGCAGCCTCAACAGCCTGACGGTACGGGTCTTTAATCGTGAAATACATAGTTTAGTCCTCCTTAGTCTCTTTGCTATCATCAGAATCAGTTGCTTCCTCAATCGGGAAGAAACTGCCAAACAACTCAATAACACAGTTCTCTGTGTCAACCGGCACCTTGCGTTGAGCCATCACAGGCTCCATCTTGCCTGTTGTCGGGTTTTTCTGCTTCTCGCCGGTGTCGTAAATCTCATACTTGCCAGCAGGAATAGTGACGCGTGCAACACAGTACGGCGGAATTTCACCATCATAGTCGATGTAACCATGAAGCGTTCCGTCCGTATCCTGACAAATATGGATGATTGTTTCTACATCGTGCTGCAGCTCGTCCATGTCAAAGCTCAGCAAGTTCTCACCCTTGCCTACAAACAGCGTCGTTTCCTTGACGCCATACGGCACATAGCCGTACGGCTCCCAGGTCAACGTCTTCTTTTTTTCAATCATGCTTGCACCTCCATTCAATGAACCTGATTAACCAGCGTCCAGCGGAATTTAACATTATCAGCTTCGCCCGTAAGCGCCACCGTGAAAAAGCCACTCTGGTGTTCAATTACTTCGATGCCCGGATTAACGCCGTCATGTGAAAGCACCGACAGATGCACATCATAGTCCGGCGCGTCAACAGCAGCATAACCAGGCATGGGCACGCTTACTGTCGGACGCGTGTTGTAATAGTTCTCTGAGCCCTCCACGCGACGGATATCAGCAAAGCTGACAGCATTCAGATTAGCTGCCGTATCTCCTGCAGGCACCGTGATGCGATAAAGCCCCAGCTTTCCTACAGGCACTGCATCAGCAATACGCACCGTATAACCATTAGATGCATTGCCATCGACATATGCATAGTAGTTGACAGCCGTGGTGCCCGTGTTGGTTGGAACAGCTGCCACGCTGTTTTCCGTATCTGCAATGCTGTATATATGGCCATCAACATAAACAAGTGAATAATTAGACGCTAAATAGGTGCCTGTCTTAGTCACTTTGATGTTTCTGGTGCCGGATACTGCATTGACCACACAGCCACTGCGTACATACTTGTTATACAGTGTAGCTTCCCCCTGTTGTACGCGCTGATTCTGCCATTTGTCAAGTTCCGTATTCGCGGCATTGACCTGCTGAATGAGGTACTTGAGGACAGATTTCTTGGTTTCTGCTTCGCCGTCATACGGCAAAGCCCTCGTGTAAAGCGCCTTGACATCAGATGCTGCGATTACATTGCTGTAAAGACCATCAGGCCGCCCGCTTCCTGCCGGATACGCGCCTGCACCGCTGGTGTTATCATCAGGGTTATAAGCTGTAGCATTGCGTCTATGCACCTGAAATAACGGGATGGCATAAACATATCCGTCAACGCATTTCAGTGCGCTGCAAGCCGACGTGCTGCCATCTCCGGCACGATAAAGCCCCGTCTCTCCGCTGAGTGCAGTGAACGTATAAGCCGAATCGCTGTTAGCACCGCCACGGGCCTTGACGCGGTTGCCATTGGTCACGCCTGCCGGATAGCCCACAAAATCCACATCAGACACGGTGCGAATGTTCCAACGCAACTGCACGCGACGAGTGGTTTCTGCCCCAGCGACGCTGTCCAGCAAGTCATTTCCTAACGTGCCAGACTGCACGCCGCCGTATTTGTAGACATTTTCATCATCATCTTCTTGCGAGCCAGTAGGAGCAACCTCTTCAAACCAAATCTCAGCAAATGCAAGGTCTTCACGACTGCCAGAGTTCGGCGCTGCAGGAAAAATGATGTCGCTTGCCTGGTCGCTACGATTTGCACCGTAAAGATTTAGCAACCAGCCATGCGCATGCACCGTTGCGTCACTGATGCGCAAGCAATTTGCCGGGTTCGTGACGCCATATGTAGGCGCCAGCGAAAGCACCCCCGGAGACAGCAGCTTTCTGAGCATCTGGGCACGCAGATAGTTCTGATTCTGCTGGGCAAGGTTATGCTCACTATCGAGAGGCGGTTTTGCCTGCTGATAGATAAGCATCGAAAAATTTCTGTTTTCCGGGCTAAGCTTACGAGAAACGCCCGTGGACACAGTAGGGCCTCCTTCGTAAAGTTCCCTGGTGGTGGTATCGCCTACCACCTGCACAAGATTTTCACTCATGTTCTTCTCCTTTCAACTAAGAGAGTCTTAAATATCCAAGCACGGCCTTGTCATTAAGCAAGGTGCCGCGCTCATAGCTAAAGTATTTTTCGGTATGGGCAGGCTTGATAATAATGGTCTTCGTGGTGGTCTCAGCATGCCGATTATTATTATTCAGCACGCTTGCACCATGATAGCGCTTAACCTTCCGCCACTTTTCAATATGCACAGTCTCCTGTTTTGTGGTACTGGCTACTCGGTTAAGCCCCAAACGCCCGCCCAAAGTTAAGCCATTGAATAGCTTGGCCACAGTAGTTTTTGTGGTACTTCCTGATTCGGTTCTTGTGGTAGTCTTGATGTCATTCAGCTTCAAATCACCGTTAAGACCTTCATTACCGTTCAGCCCATCGTCGAATGTTGTGATACGCTTCGTGTACGGCGTTTCTATCGTCGTCTCCTTCGGCTGCATAGCAGCCCCATTGAGACCATCATGGAAAACTGTGCGCGTGATGGTCACGTCTTCGCCAACATCTTCCCATGACTCAGTAGGCTTGCCAATCTGATTTAATGCAAATCCCGGCATGATAAATCTCTGTCTGCGTTTCGTTTCCGTCACAGTATTGGATTCGGTCTTTATCTTCACGGCTGAACCATTGAGGACATTGCCATGCCATATAATGACGGTACGAATATCCGGCACATATCTGCGCTGTGATAGAGTTTTCTTTTCAATATCATTGATACCCGTCAGCCCATTAAGTGTGACATCTCCATTTAGCCGTCCGCCCGCAAACGTTTCCCATGTGTCGGTAACATACCCGCCCAGGTCTCTTTCTTCACGGTCTGCAAAGTCTCCATTGAGCCGCATCCGACCGTTCAGCTTTGGACCGGTAAACAACAGACGCTTAATTGTTGTGGTCTTGCTGGTGGTCTCTTCAAAGTGTTCCACCTTTCCACTGTCATTCAGTCCTGTATCAAACAAGGTGCTGTGTATTATCAGCTCTTTGGTTACAGCAGCAACCTCCCTGGTGATCAGCACGCCACCAGAGTTCAAAATCATTTGCTTGCCGGGATACCAGACAACACACTCAAGCCACGACCGGACATTTTTCAAAGCTAATGCCAGTTTTCTGATAGCGTCATGTTCAGCCTTGGTGATGGTTTCGCCGTTTATCTCGATACGGAAATAATATGGCTGGCCGCCATACTCAAACCATTCCTTAATTTTGGCATTTCGAGTTATGACCTGTATGGCCTCATTCACGACACCGGCAGTGCCTTTTATCATGTGCCACGGTATGCCATTCTTTACCAGTTCCCTGCGCTGCTCCAACGGCAATGACTTATCATAGTATTCCAGATGAAATTGCACCGCTAATTCATCTATGAAGTCGCTGGAAAGTGAGTCAATACACGGATAGAGACAAACCAACTCAGTAAGGGCATTGACCTGTGCCATAATACTGTCAAAGGTCTCTGCCACCTCATGCATATTGTTGCGGTTCAACGATGGCGGTAATCTCGCCGCCGTCTTATAGTCTGCCGCGTTCATTCATCTTCAACTCCTCCCATTGTGACGGATATGCGGGATGCAACAGCCACTTGACTGGGGTGATAATTCCCTTCGGCGTCATCACCTCTGTAGACCGTCAAAAAGCCGGGCTGGTTGATGATTACGCGTTTAACACCTTTAATCTCTTTTATGGCCTGATGCAATTCTGATGGATTGACATCCCGCCCAAGCGCACTCTTCTGCCACAGTACAAAGTTGTTTACAGCATCATTGACTTTGGCCTGCACCGTAGTCATGTCTGCCTCTGCGTAAATGTAGTAAGTCACATCTACGTCATAGGTTATTTGCTCCGGTGGAACCACCTGCACATGATCCGTAAGTGGTCTCACGGCCCGTTTCATCAAAGCCTCTTGCACTTCGTTTATGAGTTCTTCCCCTGGGGCTGTTCCGCCCGTCATAAGCGGAACAATTTCAACCGTTCCCGGCTGCGGGCTCCCCAGTCCTACATCAATGATGCCGCTGTTCATACTCATCACGTGATATCTATATGCCCCCGCAGGCCCTGCCGTTGAAAAACTTTCCGGCGCCTCAAAGGTTCTTGCTCTAAGCGCATCATCGGTTTCGGTTTCCGAGCCGCCCTCGCTCTGTGTTGTATTTGAGATAGATGCTACATAAGCAACAGGGTCAACGATTAATGATATTTCCCCTGGCATGTATCCATTGCCTGTAACGCCTGTATCTGTGCATGTAGCTCCCACTGTCCCCGTCAAGCTTCCTGCTGTAATAATCAGGTCTTCATCCGTGGCAAAATATTTATTATCACCAGACGCCACTCTTGTACCAGCCGGAATAACGGTTTCATTTGCCCTGGCTGCAGACAATGTGACCATTAATGTGGTGGTAGCTGCGCTTGACTGCAGTCTGGTTGTTCTGACCAAAGCGGCCAAGTTATCCAGTTTGCCACCATTTGCATATTTCAGCAGGTTCTGCTTGCCGGTATCATTGAGTTTATTCAGCAATCGGATAAACACTTCCGTGATAAAGAGGTTGTATAGTCTGATTGGATCGCCCTGTGCCAGCGTCCGGCCGGTGATGTTTGTATAAGCATCAAAAACAGCCTGCTGTATGGTATCCCTGTCAACATCTACAAAGTCAATATCAGGCAAATCGCTAAGTTTCACGAATACTCACCTCCACTGCCGGGACCAGCCGCCCGTTTATATCACCGCTAAAACTTATAGATTCTATGGTTGCCCTGGGCTCATATTGCTTAATGGCCTGAAATATCTCGTTGGTCATCTTTGCTTGTGCCTGGGGCATGGGCAAATCTATAGCTGAGCCATCTATACCAAAGTTACGGTCAAGCGGGATTGTGCCTTTAACTGTGGTTATGATGGTCAGCACATTTTGCAGCACCTCTGCCGCCGTAGAATCAGGCGCAAAATCAATAGCAGGAGAATCATCGCCTGCCACTCTGAAAACGCCCATCAGAAAGCACCTCCCAGCAAAGTTGAAGCAGCATTAAAGATGGTGCCATATTTATTTATCACGCTGCTTTCCTCGGTATAATTACTATCATCGTACTCTGTAAGCTGCACAGATGCCTTTGCTTGAATGAGGTTTCCTGTCGGGTCATAAAACTGTTCGTTTTCGTTTAGGCTATCCAGCCGCCAGTAGTTCTGGCTGACCGGCCGCCCGCCGATTATCAGCGGAAAAACCGCTCCTGTATCCCTCATTTTCCGCAATTTAGATAGAATTGAGCCTGGCGATGCACCTAAATCGGCTTTAAGTATTATGTCAAAACTCAGCTTCTCCAAGCCTGGGCCGCTAAACTGACTGACTGGCTTGCGCAGTATGAGGTCATGTTGTGCCCATCGGGATTCTCCTGATCTTACATAATTTGTTGGCGTCACAAAATAATGTGAGGACACAATGAATACGATATCCCCCATGTAGCCAATGTACATGCTGACTCACCTCCTTTATCCTCCTGCAAAAACATTACTGCTCCCTGTCACATGACTGCCGCTTTGCCCGCATGACTGGCACGTTGTCGTGTCTCCTACGCGTGTCACCGGCTGGCCATTACAGAACACGGTAGTACTCCCCGCCGTGGTTGCAAATGTGCCTCCGTGCGGGCAGTTCGTAGGGCCTGTGTCATTTAGTCTGTGTAATGGTTGACCGTTAACGAAAACATTTTGGGAGCCTGCTGTATTGGTGCCTGACCTTCCGTGTGGGCAACAATCGAGTCCCAGGTCACAAGTTCCTGTTGTCCCATCGCCTACTTTTGTTACTGCTGGCATAAAACCACCTCAGTTCAGATAGATATTTGCACCAGTTATGGTGACATTGCCAGTTGCATGGATTTCGATATTCCCGCCTTCATACTTAACATATGACCCGTCCGGAAATCTAACACTGCGCGCATCGGCATTGCTTTCTTTCGGCTTATCCACATCGCTGTAAATAGCGCCAAGCACAAAACCTTCGCCTGTACCTTTGCCGCTGATATTCGGCAGGCGCATGCACAGCACCTGATCATCGATAGCCGGCATCCAGTATTCTTTTGTGGCATGCGTGCCGCGTTGCAAAACAGCCAGCTCTTTGGTTGTAACATTGCCCTTATCGGGTCTTGTCACTATCACAGTGCCTTTGTCGTCATTGCGTTTGCTCACATAGCCAGTAAAGAACAGCTTCGATAAGTCATTAATATCCATTCAAGCATCTCCTGACTTCTATGTTGGTAGTGTAGCTGCCGCCAATTTCATGGTTGGCCTTTGTTATCAAGTAATTGCCATCAAACTTTCCGTACCCGTCCAGCTTGATTACAATCCCTGCCACCAACTGGAAGTTGCCAATGGTGGAAAAGCCGCCCGTGAATTCGTCTTTATTGGCTTCTCTCAGCTTCTTCTTAGCCAATTCCTCAGCTTCTGCAACGGTCTCCACCTGTTCATCCACATAGAGAATTTTCCCCTCTTTGCGGTCTGGCGCGGCAAATTCGCCCTCAATGAGTTTCTTTTCCTTGCCCTTTTGGTATTTAACCTTGCATTTCCAGTAAACATCTCTGGTTTTAGCTTTGAAATGATACCCGGTAAACTGAAATATCGCAGGCAAGCTGCCTGTTTTGACTGCGTCACCAGGGCGTTGAAACACCAAAACAGGCTCCTGCTTTTCATATTTCATATCATCGAAGATGATAACCTTTTCCGGCGTTACCTTGAGCGAAAAGCCCGCATCTTTGGTTATCTTCTGCAAAAATTCCAGGTCGCTTTCATCGGTCTGCTCGACGTGGTCAAGATTTGGGTTCTTCTCGCAATCCCAGTACAGCTCAACACCATTTTCTTTGCAGATATCATCAGCACATTTCCAAATGCTGATTTTATCCCATGTGCGGTTTTTCTTTTCCCCTCTCAGTGTCCCTGCCGATATGACAGACACCGCTTTTATCTGTGCCGTCGATGGCATGCCCTGGATTTCAATTTCATCAATCTCAAATTTCCCCAGGTCAAAAGTCAATTCCCCGGCGTTAAGATTTGTCCAGTTGTAGGTATGAATTACCAAAGACAAGATTGCTCCCTCTTCCGGGAACCAATCGCCCATCCATAACTGGCCACGGTCTTCCAGCGTCAGCGTAATATCATCAGCCTGCCCGCTTAGGTTGTCAGTATATGACAGGGACAGGAAGTATTTGCTGATATCCTCAGATATATCTTTGCTTTCCCCGCCCCCTTTCGGCGTGTAGGTTATCACTAACCATGCACGCCTCGACAACTTAGTGCCTGGGGTAAGGTCTGCAAACCAATCGGCCAGGATATTGAAAAGCCCCATATCCTACCGCCTCCATGGTGGCAGCGTGCTTATTGCCGCCGCCTTATAATCCGGGCAGTTCAGGACAACCCCTTGCGGAAATACAGCCACGTCTTTATACGTTTGGTTGGCTTCCAGCAGCAATGTCATGCCGCCCTCCTGCCCATAGACTTTGTAAGCTATCATATCCCACATATCTCCCTGTATGGTTGTATATGTTTTCATGAGTATGACAACCTCCTCATTCTGGCTTCACGTTCACGCATCAGACGGTCAAATTTTGCTTCCAGCTCACGCTCTGCCTCTGCCAGCGCAGCTTTAAGCTGTCCGACTGTTCCTTCGTCTGCATTGCCGTTAATGGTTATCTGTGGCGCAAAGGTAAAGTCCGTATGGCTATTATCATAGCTATGTGGGGCTTCTATTGGTTGCACCGGCTCGTCAACTGTTATTGCTGGTACTGCCTGCGCAATTTCCGGCTGACTTGCCATCACATTAACCATCGGCTGCGGGATATCCGGCATGGCCATCGCAGGGCTGGATGCCACATTTACCACCGACTGTGGAATGTCCGGCAAAACTGTCTGCATTTGCGGAATTGAAATGTTTGGCGTTTCGCCGGCTGTGACATTAACGGCCTGCTGAATGGGCACGCCCTGTGGGAGTGCCCCCATCATGGCACCGGCCTGTTGCCATAGTCGCATTCCATTCTTCGAACCGTCCAGCGGGATTATTGCTTCTGGTCCCGCCTCGGCCACCAAACCTAAGTGTGGTTGGTTGAAGATACCGCCTTTAGCATGTGGCGCCGCATTGACACCGATGCTAAAGCCAGCACTAAATGTTGACTTTATATTCTCCCATGCGTTGCTAATAACGCTTGAGATAGCACCGGGCAACTGGTTAATCCAGTTCATTACGCCTTCATATGCTGACTGCGCCCAGCTAATAGCCGCATTAACAAACGCTGTCCCCGCCTCAACACACGCTGCAGGCAGTTGCTGTAAGAACGCAGACACACTAGCCACAAGCTGAGTCAGCCACGATACTGCAGTATTATAGGTCTGAGACAGCCATGCTATTACATCTGCAATAAACTGTGTTGCCATTTGCTGTAACTGCATAGGCAGCTGTTGCAGGAATGTTATTGTTGCTGTTACAGTCTGCGACAGCCATTGTGAAACTGTGGCATAAGTCTGACTTAGCCATTCCGCAGCATTTGATACAAACTGTGTTCCTGCCGTTTGAATTTGCCCTGGCAAAGCATTTACCCAAGCCGTAAAAGATGCCCATGCTGCAGCAATTCTCCCCGGCACAGTGCTGAGATAGCCTATAACCATACCAAAGCCCATAACAATGTTCATCGGCAGGTTGCTGACAAAGGTAATACAGGATGATATGCCCTGCTGGATAGTATTACCCAGCCACGTCATAGTATTGCTGGCCGTTTCCGTCAAACCATTCCACATGCCAGACAGTCCATTACTTGCCCATTGCGCCGTGTTGACAGCTTCATTTACCAGCCATTGGTAAGTATTTGACGCCTCGGCCTTGACTGCTTCCCAGCCGGTTCCTGGTTGTGCATCCACAGTCACTGCTTTGCCATCTCCTGCCTCCGGTGTTTCCGTCGATTCCGGCGATTCCGGTTTAACTCCACCAAAGCCCAGTAGATTGCTCAACATTTGAGACGCACCGCCCACAAAGGCTTCTATTGTGCCCCTTATTCCATCAAGCACGCCGCCCGCTATGTCAGACAAGCCATTCCATGCTTTCTCCCAGTCACCGCTAAACACGCCTGTGACAAAAGTTATAAGTCCACCAATCACTTTAGCTAATGTCTCAATGATATTGGCTATGATATTGATTGATGTCTCAATAGTTGCTGCCAGCCCGGCAAATATTACCTCTACAGCAAAGCCCAGGTTGTTGAATACAGCGGCAATAAGTTCTGAAGAAGATGAAGATTGCCCTGTGACTTTATTCCAGACATTTGTAATGGTATCCACTACCCGCCCAAATGTGTCACTTATTCGCTGGACAGTGCCAGAAATGATGTTGGAGATGTATCCCCACACCACGCCAGCAGTTTCCTTGAAACTTTCCCAATTTGCGATTACTATACCAACCACGGCAGACAGCGCCAACAGCGCCAACCCGATGGGGTTTGTCGCCATGATGGTGCGTATGACGATAAAAGCACCACGGATGCCGTTTACCAATCCGCCCGCGAAAAGCGTGCGTATAAAAGTAATTGCTCCCGTGATTGCAGTTCCTATAGAAGACATCATGCCCGTAACCACGCCCATTATCGCGCTGCCAGCACCAGATATCAGCCCTGGTATGGCACTAATGCCGTTTACCATGGCCATCGGTGCACGTCCAATCATAGTGAATACCTGGAATATGCGCTGGCCTAGTGCTCTGAACGCACCTGACAGTGTTGGCACATATCCTATTGTCGTTTCGCAGAACAATGCAAACTTCGCTCCAAAAAGCGCGATGTACGCTTGCGCTGTCTTGAACGCATAAAAAGAAACTGCAGCACCTGCAACAGCAGCCGCCACGGCTCCCAGCCCGGCAACCAATTCCTGATGCTCTTTTGCCCATGCAGTAAACGAGCTTACTACCTCAGATATTTTTTTGATAATTGCCGTGAGTGGGGGCAAGAACACCTGCCCCAAAGCAATGGCAGCACCTTCCACTGCTGACATCAGCTGAGTTATAGCACCTTTGGCATTGTTATTCATAGTCGCTGCCATTTTTGCCGCTGCGCCTTCTGAATTATTAATGGCATTTGTCAGCTTGGCGTAGTCCTCATCAGAAGCATTGACTACTGCCAGTAAACCAGACATAGCTTCCTGTCCTGCCAACATTTTGGCATAAGATGCCTGCTGCTCTTTGGTCATACCCTTAAACTTGGCACGCAGGTCATTCATTGTCTCTGCGAAGGGTTTAATTGTGCCATCTGCATTGGTAATAGATATCCCTAGTTGTATCATGGCGTTTTCCGATTCCTTTGTCGGTGCCGCCAATCTTGTCATGATAGACCTTAGCGATGTACCTGCTTGGTCTGCTTTAATGCCCGCATTAGCCATCAAGCCCGTAGCTACTGCCACATCTTCCAACTTATAACCCATAGCACCTGCGACAGCACCCGCGTATTTGAACGTCTGGCCCATCATTTCCACGTTGGTGTTTGCGTTTGTGCTGGCGGCGGCCATAACATCAGCCATCCGCCCAGCCTCATTCGCGCTCATCCCAAATGCAGTCAAATCATCAGACACGATGTCAGCCGTAGTTGCTAAATCAGTGCCGGATGCGGCTGCCAAATCGAGCAATCCAGGCATACCGCCTATGATTTGCTCGGTTTTCCAGCCCGCCATACCTAAATATGACATAGCTTCTGCAGCTTGTGATGCTGAAAACTGTGTTTTGGCACCCAACTCCTGGGCCGTGGCATTCAGCTTTTTCATATCCTCATTAGAGGCATTGGTGATGGCCTGCACTTTACTCATAGCCTGCTCAAAGTTAGCAGCTACTGTTACAGCACCAACCAACGGAGCCGCAGCCACCGTTGCAGCGCCCGCAACTGCGCCAAGGCGCCCTTGCTGTGTATTTACATTTTGCTGTGCCGATTCTACGGCGGCCATACGGTTGGCAAGCTGTGCGCGACGTTCTGTCAGCTGGGTTATCTGCCTCTGCAGTTGCTGAGCACGCTGCAGTGTGGCTTCATTGACACGCCCATATTGCCTAACCTCTTCGTCCATCCGTCTCCAGGCGTTGTGCATTTCCTGCGTAAGACTTTTGGTTTGATTCTTCAAGCCAGACATCTCACTCATGGCCCGTCTCGTTGAACTTGCCAGGCTACCGTCAACCCGTCCTTTAATCGCAATAGCCAATTCCAACAATCTGCTCACTCAGCTCACCTCCCCTGTGGTTCTTCCGCCGTCCCTTTGTTCTCTCTCTTGATTTCGGCACCGATTATGCTCATCCACTCCGCTAATTCGCTGACAGGCATGGCCATGTAGTCCGTCACTGGTGTTTTGCTATAACGTGCCATACGTAAGACCGACTTCCTTAGACCGTCTGGTCTTGGGCACCAAGTAAAAAAGCCTGTACCTTGACCGTAGCCGCTGTAAAATCCATGGCATTCAGTGCGAGGATTTCCTCATACTTTACGCCCGCAGCGATAGCCGCCACGTGTGCCTGATAAGCCTGTGACAATGCCGGCACAATCATCTGGGGATCATCTTTCTTCGCCTCACGTGCTGCCTTCACCAATTTGAAGCCCGTGATTTTGTCAAAATCAAAAATCAGCTTATCCACGCCACTTGCAAGCGGTTTGGATAGTGTGACCACATTATTATCATCAATGATCTCTGCCTCGATGGCTTTTACAGCTTTTTCTGCCATGTTAAATCCTCCTTTTAAAAGTCAGGCGTGGTTTCCCACGCCCTCCCATTTACCTATTTTCAATTATCAGCTATCAGCTCATGCCAATGTTGCGGCGTACAGCTTCCATGATATCAACGCCATTGATAACGGCTTTATAGCCAAACTTATCAATTTCTACGATAGTCTTGCCGCCCACCTCAAACTTAATATAGTGACACTCAAGCGTATTGCTTGCATCAGCAGTTTTACCCGCCTCCATGGTGCCCGGCTTGTAACTCTTAGCACGGCCACGGATGACCACACGCACCTGCTCATGGCCATACTCATTAACGCCACCATCAAAATGCTGCGTATCGCCATAGAGTTCCAAAGCAAATGCTTCGCCACCGATAATGGACAAGCCCGTCTCTTCGATGGTGCGCCAATTAAAAGTCACTTCCATGCTTTCAAAGTGGCCACGCACCGGTGCATCCAGTTTTCCTGCCAAGCCAATACCAGTAACTTCGGTGGTCATGCTGGACAGTTCCGGCAGTTCAATGTTTGTCACGCCGATAAAGCTATCTGCACCTTCCAGATAGGCTCTCATATCGTTCAGAAACTCAGGAATTTTATTAGCCATTTATTATCACCTCACTCAGTCGTTAAACAATGCCCGGAAGTTGTTGACATCATATTCCAGCACATCTTCAATCTGCTCAGCCGGTACAGGCGGGGTGATGTAAGTGTGGACACGGAAGATGCCATTTAGCAGGTCTGTCAACGGGTTCTCCTCTTCGAGGAACTGTACCGATGCACCCAGCAAATAGCCGCGTGCAGCCAGCCCATTAAGGCGAATCTGCTCACTGTCAACAATCGTCTTGACTAAGCGGCGCGTAAGCGGCTGGTCAACCTTTTGCCAATAAGTGAGGATAAACGTCTGATACTGCCAATCAAACATTCTGCGAACGCAACCAAAGCAATCTTTGACATCGGTATTGCTCGGATAAGCCGCCGTGCGATTGCCCCAGCCTTTCCAGCCGCCCGTGAAGTTCAGTGCCGTATAAATACCCTGGCCGTTCAGCAGGTTAGCCTGGTCAAGCGACAGAGTAACTTCCGTGCCATCCTTGAGACAAGTACCAGTAATCTGCATGGTGAGATTACTGGGCGACTGGTACGGCACATCCCCGTTAGCAGCATCCATCACGCCAATCATGCCGATTAAGTGTGTGGACATATAAAAAATATGGTCTCCGTTGCGGACGCAGGGCCAGCAAGCATACTGATTAGTACCGGTATAGTTGTTGTTGTTCTTCCAGGTATTTACGGCATCATAAGAGGTTGCCTGAGTCGTATCAATATCGGTCAAACAGATGCAACGGAACAAGCCCATAATGTTGAGTGCATGCGCTTTTAGCGATGCAGCAATCGTCGGGTTCTGCGTCCAGCCCGGTGCAGCGAGCACGCCTGGTACGATAGACAGGCGGGGATAGATGCTGTCAATCAGATTGAATGCCTCAAGCTTATCGTCATCATCTACCAGGCTAGGGTCAAGCTTATCGTAGCTGACAAAGATGCTCGTTACATCCGCCGCCACATTAATCATAGTAATGACCAGTTCGCCATCATCGTTATAAGCTGCTGTGTAGTCTTCGTTGAGCACTTTAGGGTCAGCCTCGGTCGAAGTACGCACAGCCAAAGTCCCAAGCAGGACAGGCTCTTTGATGGTCACAGTCTTATCTGCCGACAATGCCTGCTCAGCATTAGTTACTGCCGTTTTATGCTTAGCCGGATCAAGTACGTTGACAAAGCAAATCGGCGCTACTGCGTACAGATTAAACTCAGCATAGAGCACTTCAGACAACGTGAATTTGCCCCAGTCACTGCTATAGCCAAATTTCTTCTTGCCCTCCTCATAGGAATACAGGATAGTCGGCTTGTTGACATAAGCAGCAGGGTTATCCGTCAGATGAATCGGCGCAGTGCCAAATACAACCGGAAAGCCTGCCGTAGTCTGTACCGGCGATACGATAGAAGTTGGCACTTCGCCAGCCTTTACGCCATGAAAATATGCCATTTTTACATTCCACCTTTCTGGTGAGCCGCTACGGCCTGCTGGTAAAATGTGTTGAGTGCAGTCCCCTTGCGGGCAATCTGTTCTCTCGCTTCCACCAGCTTGTCAGGCGGCACAAACAAATGCTTATAAATAGGGTCTTCAGCAAACTGTGCTGGAATTTCCCTGTAAAATTTGAAAGTCCGCATCTCGCCGTCCTTGAATTGAGGGCCGACATAGATTACGGACTGTGGCTTAGCTTTAACGCTTTTCTTTTTTCTCATTTTTCCCACCCATTCAATACTTGATGATTTTCTGGCTGTGGGAGATTTACCGTGAATTCCATCTGTCCCCACCACTGGGGATATGGTTGCTCACCGGGTATGTATGTGTCCATGCTCCCGCGCTTAATCTGCCATTTATTTTTGATTGGATTTTCCTCCAGCAATTTCAGCCGCAAGAATTCCAACATGTGGAACATGCCCTGTGCTCCGCCTATCATGTCCTCATCAAAGGTCGTCACGATAATGAGCACAGTCAGCAAGGTTTCCTCTTCCCCATCCACCACTTCTGCCGGGCGGATAACAACAGCAGGGCAAAGTTTTTTCTTCGTCTCGCGGGTATTGGCGTATGGAAGAAAGCCTGCATACACATTGACAGGGGTATGTTCTTCCTCATCATGCTCGTCATAATCAGCAAACACTTCGTCAAGGAAATTCTTTAGGCCTTCCACACACTCAAGCGGTGTCATTGCCCCAGCCTCCTTTCAAGTTCATGCATCAGCCTGTTCTCATACATCTCCATCATCCTTGCCTGTACCTCTCCCATAACCTCGACATTTTGGAAAAGCTGTGGCACTGATGGGCCATATAAGCCCTTAAGCGGGCCACGCTCCGGGCCAACACGCGCCACCAATCTGCCGTTGTCCGGTCTTTGGAATGACCTGGGTACTGTTTTACCTTTGCCGCGCTTGATTGCCACGAAAATCCCGTGAGCATTCTTGCGGGCCCGGTATTTCTTCACCGGCTCAAATGGGCCTTTGATTTCAATGCGTGTCTCCGTACCGCCTATATCCGCTTTGATGTTAGCGCGGTTCTTTATATCCCCGGCTTTGATGGTGTATATCTCCCTTATGCGCTTAGCTGCAAGCGTTCTGCCTGCTGTGGCTGCCCTGCGCTGGGCCGACATGATAGCCGGTATAATCTTTTGTCCTGAGATACTGCCAATGGCTCTTTCTATCGCCCTGGCGCTAATCTCATTCAGTTCAACTTCAAACACAGCCATCACCTCTCGTGCGCGTGCAGTTCAATCGACAGCATTCCCATATCGTCAGCAACACTATTGACAAAGAACGGCGTGCCATCTAGCGAGAATACCTGACCTTCCACCGGCGTTTCCGGCAAGTCTGCTTTACGACAGTGCACCATTACCTCAACGCCGGATATGCCATTGTATTCGTCATAATTCTGGCCTGCGATGAAACGCTCTTGAGATGTCGGGGATTGCACAACAGCCTGGCAAACAGTTCCGTTTAAGTCATGCTCGTCCGCGAATTCGTCGGCATTGATAAAAACGTCGGTCAGGTCTTTTGCCACCATCTCCTTGAAGGCGCTCATTTTTTGCCGCCCTTTTTGCCGCCCTTCTTGACACCTGCCGTGGGGTCAACCGGTGGCAAATCTTTCACAGTTTCTTCCCCTGCGTCATCGTCAGCATCATCGTCAGCGTCCGCAGGGTCAACCTGCGGTGCCTTCGGTTCTTCCGGCACAGGTTCTTCCGGTTCTGCTGCAGTCTCCTTCAAGAGCGTAGCAACACCCAGGCGAACAAAGCGTTCAGCAATCTCTTTGTCCACGTCTGCAGTCTGATTAAGCTTGTAGAGCTTCTTTCCGCATGTAATCATGCCTTTTGTTACTAAAATCTTCATGGCCATCACGCTTTCGTCTTAATGTAAGCCCAGTCATCAGTGAATTCTGGGGCCAACAGGAACCGGCTGTAAACCGTCAGGCTCATCGTGTTCGATGCCTTGGATGCTACATACTTCGGCACATACAGACCGGAATACGTCTCAAAGCCGTTTTCTGCATCGTCAATGAGATTGACTGCGCCATGGAGCTGACGGCCGCGCCCCGGAATGCCGATGATTACATCATCATCACCGAGGAATGGAACGACCTGACCTGCATCGTTGGTGTAGGTTTCCATGTATGCATATACTTCCAGATTCAGACTATGAATCACGCCGATACGCATAACCTGCGGTGAAGTGATACGCGGCTGAATGCTCATGAGGGACAGGTTATTGTTATTCGGAATAGCCAGCCACTTCATGATTTCCGTGTTGTTCATAAGATAATCCGCGATATTCTTTCCGCAAATCATCACCGTAGGGACAACGCCAGCGTTTTCCTGGATAGTTTCGGATGCATTCTTGATGTCCGAGTAAATCGTAGCTCCTGCCTGATCCCAATCGACATCCGGCGTGATGCTCTGATTCCAGTCAAAGCTGATGGTAGCCTGCTTTTCGGTTACGCCGTCATCAGCATAGCCTTTGATGGTATAGGAGCCCGTGGTGAGGATTTCTGCTGCCATCTGATTCTTGCGGTTCAGAATCATGGCCTGCAGTTCTTTCAAATCTGCTGCCTGAATCTCAGCCGCCCGCTGAGCTGCCGTTTTGCTCGTGTAGATGTTCTCGCCAAAGCCACGCTGTTCGATGTCAGCTGGGTTTACCGTGCGACGCGGTGCGACCATCGGCGGTTCATAGATGTTGATGTTGGAACCTTCACGGCTCACGTTTACGCCATGCACTTCGCCGTCAACAACGAACGGGGCAAGGCGACGACCACCCTTGCGATATTCGACCATGATTTTGCTGGTCACGGCGGGTGTAGGGATGTTCGGGAAAAATGTGTCTACCAACGTGGTAGCAGGAGCTTTGAAACGCTCCATCGCCTGCATAAGAGATACAGTGTCTTTCATGTTAATGGCCATAATCTTTAGCCTCCTTCTTTACTTCAAGCTGGACAACAGAATGCCCACGCCGCGCAGTTCTTCTTCATGCCCCGTAACCGTATCGCCGGTGCTGGCAATGAGTTTTTCGCGATTGAAAAATCCACGCGTGTAAACCGTGCCTACCGCATCTGCTGCGCTGGCATCCACATCTTCTTTGGCAATGTATACAGCCACACCAGCAGGTACAGCGTCCTGTGCTTCGATATTGTGCTCTGCATCTGCTTCCACGGCCGCAATAGCTGCCGGCGTGGCGATAACCTTGCCTGTACCTGCGTCAATGCTCAAAAGAGCGCCGCGCTTGACATTGGTACCACTCTTGAAGGTCACATTCTTAGTCATCATTGCGACCTCGGGGCCGGCGATGAGTTCATCATAGGCTACGCCGGTCATGGTTTCTAAACTAGCCATAATCTTTTACCTCCTTACTTGCCATTAGCAATGTTCACAATCTCATCAATGGCAGCCTGCTTTTCATCAGCCGTGGGAGCACTTGCCGTTACACCTTCAGCGCCAGACTGCAGATTGTCTTCGATGATGTTCTTGATAGCCGTCACAGCGTTATCCTTCGGTTCTTCTTTGCGAGCCTCAGCAACAGCATCAATGTAGGGCTTGATTTCATCAGCCGTCTGGCCGTTTGCTTTTGCCGTGTTGATAATGCCGTCAACAACCTTGTCACCGGTCAGCATAGCTTCCAGGTTGCCGATACGATTGCGCTCTGCTTTTACGGCATCTTCGATGCTCTGATTGGTTGCTGCCGGTTCCGGCTTGTCACTGATGCCCAGCTTGTCAGCAATCTTCTGCAAGAGGGTTGTGGTTTCCTGATTTTCCATAGTCTTTTTTCCTCCTTTTGGCTTTGTGGTGGTATGATTTGTCGGTGTCTGACGCCGATTCAGAATCTCCTTCACTTTCTCGCCATGTTTGAACTTCGCCAAATCGCACGACACACTATTCATAATCAGCATATTGCCGCTTATGTTGTCTTCGATAGGCGTTTCTTGGTCAATGACATCTACAAAGCCGTAGTCTAACGCTTCCTGCGCTGTAAGCCACGATTCTGCATCCATCATGGATTTGATATCGTCTGCCCCAACTTTGCCGCCTGTGCGCTTTAAGTAGACATTTACGATGGTATCTCGTACAGTGTCCAGCTTGTCAGCGGTCTTGCGCATTTCCTCAGCGTTGCCCACAGCAAAAGTCAGCGGATTATGAATCATGTACAGGGCATTTTCCGGCATAACAACCGTATCGCCTGCACATGTGACGATTGTCGCCGCGCTGGCACTCAATCCGTCAATCTTGACCGTGACTGCCCCAGGATAATCACGGAGCTTGTTATAAATCGCCTGCGCTGCAAATACATCGCCGCCCGGACTGTTGATTCGCAAAGTTAAGGGCTTGCCACCCAGTTCCGCCAGCGCATCCGCGAATTGTTTTGGCGCAGTATCGTCATTGAACCACTGTTCAGCTACGATTTCCCCATAAATCAGAAGTTCGGCGGTTTCTTCCTCGGCTTTGTTCGTCACCTTCCAAAATTTCGTCATCGTTGTCGGTGCCGTCGTTTTCTTGTTGTTCATTCTTTTCACCTCCCTTCTCGCCAGTTGCATCAGGCAGGCCAAGGCTTTCCCGCAAGGCTTTTTCATATGCCGCCTGTTGCAAGTTTTCCTCGTAATCCGAGCCGGTCATTTCTGCCGCCTCGCGTTCACCGGTGCTAAGTCCGGACTGCACGCGAAGGATTGAACCGTTCACGTCTTTGACAGGGTCGAGGATGCTCATTGTCGGCCCGAACCATTCCGCATTACACCATGCTTTTCGTATAGCCGGGTCGTCAAAAAAGCCGGGACAATCAATGCGGCCTAATGCCACCGCCTCAGCTAACCATATTTCATACACTGGCTGGCAGAAATCACGAGCGAACCACACCCGCCTTTGCTTATATTCATCCCAGGCTTGCAGCAGCGCCGCTCGACTGGCTGAATAACTGGAAGTAAAGTGCTTCATTAGCACTTCATAGGGCTGCCCTAAAGCCGCGCCTGTCTGTTTCACCAGCTCCTGCACAAATACGCCGAAGGTGCTCTGCGCGTTGCTGGCATCCATAGCTTTGACATCTACGCCCTGTGGCAATGCGTTAAGTGTTCCAGGGCCTAATGCATATTCATTGACATTCACTACCGGTTCATTCGGATCGCCTTGATATGAACTTACTCCGAGCATAGAGTTCAGGTCACTCCCTGCAGCCGAGCTCGTAAAGAACAGCGCAAAGAACGTCTTGACGATAGCACTTGCCAGCTCAGCCGTAGTATAACGGCTTGTCTGTTTCAGCGTTTCGAGCACTGGCGCCAGATACGGCACGCCGCGATACTGGTCAGCCCGCGTATCATGGCAAATCTGCAAGATATTCGGCAGTCCAGTATGGTCGCCATAGGCTTTAACACGCTGCCATTCGGTAACACCCGTCAAATCCACGCGGTCAAACGGCACCTTGTTTGATACCCAGTAGGCGACAATAGCGCCCGTTTTGTCCACTTCCACCCCTGAAACAATGCGGTTTCCCTTGGTAGGGGCGTTCATTTCTATCTGCGAAACAGTGGTAAAACCACCGCTCAGCGGATTGCTTACCCGGTTCGCTTCCAAAAGCTGGATGCGTAGAGAGTACGGATTGCTCACGTCCGGCAGTTTCCGTCTGAACAGGGCGAACGCATCGCCGTCCGTCATGTAGGACAAGTATGCGATATGCTGCAGGTCATAAAAGTTATTGCGACGATATATGTCACAGTGCTTCGATGCCGCCCACAGCTCAAATTCGGCCCGTGTTTTCTTAATCCACTGCCGCGCTTCTTTCACGCTTATGCCCAGCTCGCTGAATTTTGGACGAGGGAACAACGTCAATCCCGTTCCGACTGCATGTGTCACACTTGTATTCAGTGCCGCTGCGCCGATGGGCGTGTTAATGGCCAAATCTGCTGCACGATTTCGCAGTGTATCGGCGTTCCAGTCAATATCCGACTTTGAAGACGATTTGACTGGGTTCCAGCTTTTCAGAATGTTTGACTTATGCGATGCCCCGCCCTCTGAATAGCCTGTATTTTTGATTTCAGGGCGCTCCCTGCTCTTGATTTTCCGCTTTTTGCGACTCACTCTCTCAACTCCCATCTACGAATACTACCCGCTTGCTCATCCCCAGCCCCACGGGCTGTTCATCGTCGATAACCGCTCCGCCCGCTATCAAGCTGTCAATCGCCGCCCGGATACTCGATAAATTCGCCCTGGTCAGCGTTCTATTGCCGATTGTGTACGATTGACCAGTCAAAACCGCCTTTTCAGCTTCCAGATACAGCTTTAGACGTTCATTCTGCATTGCACTTGCCATCTTTTCACCACTCTTTCATGTGTCCAAATCGGACACGTTCGCGTAAGAAAAGGGCAATGCGTTTTTACACATTGCCCTGGCAGGTTTACCAAATGTTTGTTTGCCGCGACGACCGACGCGAACTGCTTTTTATCCGCATCGGTTCGGCAGTTTTCTTTTCGGCCGGCTTTTCATCCCGCACTTGCGGTTGCCCATTGACTACTTCGTACATTTTCGCCCAGTCTGGGCGAATTGACTGCATGCATGCGATGTTATACACCCGCAAATCAAGTGGCTCGTTTCTTACGCCCTGCACCTGCTCCCATGTCGTGGTGATGATGCCGTTCTTCTTGACCTTCTTTTTCTGCTCTGAAATAAGCCCTTTGAAGTAAATCTGGTCATATCCACGGATTTCCATTCCCTTGTCACCGTCCAGCGGGAAATGAAAATACTGCTCGCCCGGTTCCGTGATGGAAAGGCGGTTCATAACCTGCTGCTTCCCTTCATCTACGCCCAGCATCTGCAATGGTATTGGTATCTTCTTGCCATGTGTCAGCTTATGAAGTAGCTGCAGACCTGGGCCAGCCTGCCCTTTTATCGGGACACGCCCTTTATTCCAGTTTTTTATGCAGTAATTATACACGTCGGTCGTGTAGTGACCGCCTGAGTCGATGAACGTGCGGACAACCTGCAGTCCTGTGCCATCCGGTAGGTAGTAAGTGCGGTCAAGGACTGCATCCAGCGCTTTCCACGTCTTTGCTTTGTCCGGTGTACCGAGAACTTCGCCCTTGCTTATGCCCCAACACTCCTCAGCCATTCCCCATCCGCAAATCTCGTACTCAAGACGGTTGTCCTGCGTATCGACTGCGGCAGTCAGCATCAAAACGCCGTTCGGCAAATCAGCTCCGTATTGTTCACGACGGCGAACAAACTGCATTTCGTCTTCGAAGGCACCGCGCTGGCGGTACGGTTCACCGAAGCGGGTATTTACGACAACCTGCTCTCGTGTCGGATCGCCTTTTGCTTCCAGCCATTCCCGCATGATTTCTGCCCATGACAGCCATGGGCTGGAAAAGGAATTCACGAAAAAAGACCGGATGCCATTCTTGATAGCTTCCGGGTTCATTGCCGTGTATTTTGACGGGGCGTTCTTGATTTCCCGTTCCTGGAATGTATGGCCACAGTCAGGGCATACCCACTGCACACCGCTGACAACCACCATCAGCCGGCCTTGGCTGTCCTTGTGCTCAGTATAATCGGCTTTCATGTCGATATAGCGCAAAGTGTGGTACTCGCCACAGTTTGGGCACTCATACTGCCATTCCTCCTGTGTTCCAGCCAGATACTCCTTCTCGATGCGGCTGCTGCCCTCGTTGGTGGGCGTAGAAAACAGCCCCATGACTCGGTTCCAAAACGTTGTCATACGTTTTGCGGCCAAATCTACCGGATCGCCCTCGCCGCCTGCCGAATCCGGAAAGCGGTCAACCTCATCCGCTAGCAGAATTCGTACTGGACGGCTGGCCAACCCTGCTGGGGAGTTCGCCCCGCACATGATCAGGCGGCCACCAGGGAATATCTTGGACAAGATGGTGTTATTGCCATCGTTCTGCTTCCCTGGCTTCGCTTCTTTGTCCTTGACGGTATAAAACAGGTTCGTCAGGACTGTCGTATCTCTCAGCATGGGGGCGATACGGCTCTTGGAAAAGTCTATGGCCATGTCTATCGTGGGCTGAATCATCATGATTGAGCACGGATCAAGATGCGCAAAGCGGCCAATGATGTTGTTCATCAAGTCAGATTTTCCTACCTGCGAACTACTCATGACCGCCACACGGCTGACTCCTGTCTGTGTGAAGGCGTCCATGATGTCTTTTTGGTACGGGGCGCGACTGGTTTTCCAGCGTCCGGGCTCTGCTGAGTTGTTGGACAGGATGCGGTAATCATCCGCCCACTGGCTGACCGATGTTTTTGGCAGTGGTTTCAGCCCTTTCCGCGAAACATACCGCCAGAGGTCAATCGGCCGCTTCATCGGCAGCCACCTCCTCTTCGATTTCCTCATTGGTGAAGAGTTCCGGCGTGTATTCGCTCAGCTCGCTCAGCTTATCTTCGATTTCCCTGGTCATGATGCCGTAAATCTCGCCCTTTTCCTTGCCTTCCAGCTGAGGGGCCATCTTGGACGGCAGTCCTAGCAACTGCGTCCGCAGGTTTGACAGCATTTCTGTCATGACCATTTCCACGGTACGGGCATCATACACCCTAGCCTCAGCCTTGGCCAGCTTTAATTCTGCCAGTTCGCGCTTCACACGCTCATGGCGGGCTTTTTCTTCCATGAGGTCAAGGCTGTTTTCGCCATCGCCTTGAGTCGTCACGCCCTTCAGCCGGTCATAGTTCCTGGCGCTTTCCAGCAAGAACACACCTCCACGGGCATCTTTATCGTCACGAACAACCACACCCTCTTTGATTAACTGGCTCACGCGCCCCGTCGTTACCCCGATTGCCTTGGCAAAATTCGACTGTGACACCGTGATTTTCCGTGGATCTCCTGCCACTTTCATGTAACCCCTCCTTTCTGCCGGATAGCTAAACATTTCCGAGCAATTTTTGACGTACCAAATTTTTGGGCGTTAGATAAGTATTGTTTTCAGCCAGTAGACTTTCGTTTACTTACTTAGCCATAAAAAAAATTTATGTGCAGACAAATTCCGGGCGCCGAGGGACGCGCGGCTCTTCGCTCCGGCTGAAAGAACCTATGCCCTTGCTACCTCACGCGCCTTATGTCCGTAGTGATGTGCTTGCCACCCTGCTTGCGGCATCCAGACCGATAAGCAGAATGCATAAGCGCCGCCGCCCGCTTAGTTGACGCCCTCCGGAACGACCGGCACCGCCGACGCACATAGTACACTTCATGCTTCACGCACAACTGACTCTCGTTGTACTCGCAGTCTTCGTTGTCGCAGTAGACCTTCAACCACCACTCACCACCTTGCTTCTGCGCATACGAAAAGAGAGCGCCAGCCTTAGCCAACGCTCTCTTGCCGAACTTCTATTTCTTTCAGGGGTGAAATCCATGCCGCCAAATAGCTACACTTTTTCCATGTGTCTATTATATCACAGTTTTTTCACAAAGAAATTGCATCTTTTTTGCACCGGTAAATTTCACTGAGTCAAATCGCTTCCGCCCCGTACAAGACTATACTCATCTGGCGAATCAGTCTCTTTCTATTCCGCCATATCGTAGTCTTATCACAGTTCAACACCTCTGCGATATCCTCCAGTTGTCTTTCTTCCAAGTAGGTCATTGTGATTATTTTATAATACGGGTCAGCCTTCACGTAGTTTATCGCGATATCCATTTCCTCCACGTTTTTGGAATCTCGATAAAGTTTTTCGGTCAAAGCAAATATCTTTTCTTGCCGCAGTTCTTCCAAATCCCGTTCCGGAGCTTTCCCACTGTTTGACTGAAACATGATAATGTCCGCAGACTTTCCCATATCCTCATGTGCTATGTCTTTGATATCTGCTTTGTATCTCTGAATATTTGCTTTCAAAGTCGGATACGCTCGCAGACGTCTTTCAGTGGCTTGATAGAATCCCTTGTTTTGTTTTTTTCCTTCTCCGATAAGCTTACGCCCAGTTTTCTCGATGATGTCTAAAATCTGCTTTAAGTCCTTTTCCGACAATGCCATTTACTTTTCCCTCCGATACGTCCCGAAAAATTTGGCTGTTTCTTCACGGCGCTATCGGCTCTATCAATATTTTACTATTATATAGAAGAATTGTCGAACCTTTGAAGTAAAGATTAGCATATTTATTCAAGTTTTAGTTTACCTTGTCAATGATTTTTGCTAAACATTTTTTGCCCGCAGACTCTTGTTTTTCTGTTTTTGAATCTTCCTCCGCCTTCTGCGCTTAAAGATATGTTTCCATGGCTGGATGCGGAATATCAACCGCTTAATCGTCAAATGTAACTGTGGTGTCCGTTTCATTGCAATATTTACACCTCACGAATGCCCATTTCTCATTTATATCCGTCTTATAGTCTGCCCCACAATTATGGCAAGTTACATTGCCACGTCTCCAACCTTGCGAGCGGCTCCGATTTTTATATGAAGGAACTGGCCTATAATCTTCTTCTGGTTCTTCCTGTTCCTTGTCTTCCTCTGCCAGCTTTAGTCCTTCGCTGCTGATGCAGGCCACTTGGCGCAGGTCAACTTCCCACAGGCCGCCATACTGCAATCTCATGTTTGGCAGATTACATGCAAATGTAGGCTTATTGTGCTGACGAAATCCTACCGCCATGTTTTCGGCATCATATCTGCCCATCCACAGTTTCTGCGCCGGCGCCCCTGGTATAAACACTTCCACAGGTATAACATCCGGTTCAGACCATTCATCCGGCTTTATGCTGTCAGCATCCGAATCTTTGCCAACTGCTTCCTTCACTATCTGTTCCCGTTGTTCCGGCGTTGACTTTTCCGGTTTTGCCATCATATCAGCCACTTCTTTCACCATGACAGCTGCCTTGGCCGCAGACTCCTTTAATTGCTTGTTGAGGTTCTTCCGCTCAGCCAGCGCCTTCAAATCAGCGACTATCTTTTCCATGTCTCCATAAGTTATTTCCATGTTTCCGTTACGCTCCTTTTCTCCTTTTTTTCTGTACTCTTTCAACTCGCAAAGACAATTTATGATAAAACCGGCATCTTCTACAGGCACCTTCAAATCGTCCACTTTCATTGTCATATCTGTATTCCCGTCCGGTGTAACCAAGATTCTCGCGTTTTTCCTTGCTTCCATTACGGAGGCCTTCCACACCTCAATTATCATATCTAAAAAATCAATTTCTCCGTCTATCTTTACTTGCATTTTCATTGCTCCTTATATAGATACTTCATTAATCATTTTCAGCGCTTCATCAGCATTACATCCAAATAATTTCATTGCGAGCCGATCAGCCTCCTCCTCAGTCAATGGTCTAGGCACTATCATCATTTTATTTATTCTCCTAACCTTCTTTCTTTCACGCCTTAGAAACGTCTCATATTTCTTCCCCAGCAAGCCAATAGCTTTTACTTGCATTCCCCACCTGT